ATGAAAGCAGAAGCATTATTTGATTTAGATCCTGGTGTGAAAGTGCGCACCCGTTTTGCGCCAAGTCCAACAGGCTATTTACATGTAGGGGGCGCTAGAACGGCACTTTATTCTTGGCTCTATGCAAAACATCACCAAGGCGAATTTGTTTTACGTATTGAAGATACCGACTTAGAGCGCTCAACACCAGAAGCGACTGCCGCCATTTTAGAAGGAATGGCGTGGTTAAATTTAGCTTGGGAATATGGTCCATATTTTCAAACCAAGCGTTTTGATCGTTATAACCAAGTGATTGATCAAATGATCGAACAAGGGTTAGCCTACCGTTGTTATTGTTCAAAAGAACGTTTAGAAGATTTACGCAACACGCAAGAACAGAATAAACAAAAAACCCGCTATGATCGTCATTGTTTAGGTGATCATAAGCACTCACCAGAACAACCGCATGTGGTGCGTTTCAAAAATCCAACGGAAGGCTCCGTGGTGTTTGAAGATGCAGTGCGTGGACGTATTGAGATCAGTAACGCAGAGTTAGATGATTTGATTATTCGCCGTACCGATGGCTCACCAACTTATAATTTCTGTGTGGTGGTGGATGACTGGGATATGGGCATCACGCATGTGGTGCGCGGTGAAGACCATATCAATAATACGCCACGTCAAATTAATATTTTAAAAGCCTTAGGCGCACCCATTCCAACTTACGCCCATGTGTCGATGATTTTAGGTGATGATGGACAAAAATTATCCAAACGTCATGGCGCGGTGAGCGTGATGCAATATCGTGATGATGGTTACTTGCCTGAAGCGTTATTAAATTATTTGGTGCGTTTAGGTTGGGGACATGGCGATCAAGAGATTTTCTCCGTAGAAGAAATGATCAAGTTATTTGAGCTTGAAAGTGTGAGTAAATCAGCCAGTGCGTTTAATACGGAAAAATTATTGTGGTTAAATCATCACTATATACGTGAATTGCCAGCAGAATATGTGGCTAAACATTTAGCATGGCACTATCAGGATCAAGGCATTGATACCTCCAATGGACCTGCATTAGAAGACATCGTAAAAATGTTGGCTGAACGTTGTAAGACACTCAAAGAAATGGCTGCCGCAAGCCGTTATTTCTTCGAAGATTTCGACAGCTTTGATGAAGCCGCAGTGAAAAAACATTTCAAAGCAGCTGCGATTGAACCACTTGAGAAAATCAAAGAAAAATTGACCGCACTTGAAAGCTGGGATTTACACAGTACGCATCAAGCCATTGAACAGACTGCCGCTGAATTAGAATTGGGGATGGGCAAAGTTGGGATGCCATTACGTGTTGCGGTAACTGGTTCTGGTCAATCACCTTCTATGGATGTAACTCTAGTGGGCATTGGCAAGGCACGTACGCTTGTGCGTATTCAAAAAGCGATTGATTTTATTAAAAGTCAAAATGTCTAATATTTAGGCTTCTGTTTAAATATCAGCAATTTGAGGTTGACAGTTTGTGTGGCGGAATTTATTATTACCGCCACGACATTTCTGATGTGGGGATATAGCTCAGTTGGGAGAGCGCTTGCATGGCATGCAAGAGGTCGTCGGTTCGATCCCGATTATCTCCACCACTTTAACACATTGAATATATTAGTTTTTTTAATAAAAAAGCAAGTCTAACAATTTCCATTTAATATCAGCTTGGGCGAGTTTTGGGCGGGAACCTTAAATTCAATCAAGCTGTTTTTCTCCGCAAAATGGTCAAAGTTCGACGTTGTGCGCCGTCTGTTTCATTAACTTTATTGGAAAACTCAATGAGCTTCTCAACATCTGGCGCAGAATAGTGTGTTGTAATGCTTTTGGATTTATGACCAAGTAATGTTTTCCGATCTTCTTCGGTAACTCCCGCAGACCTCAACCTATAACCGAAAGTGTGTTTCAAGTCGTGAACCCTTAAATTGATCATCCCATCATTGGCTTTTGTCTCCGTTTCCTTCTCAAAACGTACGGACGCCCTTATTCTGGCTTTTTTCCATGCTGAATTGTACATTCTTGTAACAGGCTTACCTCGATATGTAAAAACATAAATAGGATGCTTGCCACGCTGTTTTTGTACAACCTCTCTTGCTACATCATTAAGAACAACGAGACGGTCCTCTCTATTCTTAACTCCGCTATTTTTATCACGTCCTCCAAAGTCTTCTGGAATAAGAAATACACTCTTTTTAATTTCTGGAATGTAGATTTCCCAATCCCAACGCAAATTACATACTTCTTGTTCACGTGTGCCTGTATTGACTTTGAAAAGCGCCATACTGCGAAGATGCTCTGGGAGTTCTCCCATCAATATTCTTTGCTCAAACCAAGAAATAGGGTAGGGTTTTCTTCTATCTTCTTTCTCGTTTAGCTTTGAAATGGATGGTGGAATATCAAGCCATGTCATACCGTTTTCATCCCTCCATTTCCTTGCGGAAAGGTTTAAGATTCTAATCACGATCTCAAGCGCAATATTGACGGTCCTATTTTTCACACCGTCTTTTGTCTGCGCCGTGTCTCCGTGTTTTTTTCGGTGTTCAATATATTTCTTTAATGTGCCGTCATGGATATTTCTTAACGTCAATTTACCAATGAACGGCATTAATGATTCAAGCATTATAATAGTCATATCAATACTTGGCTTATTTTCATTTTCAGAAATGTATCTCATGGCTGCTTCAGCAAAAGTGCGGTCCTTTCTGATGCCAAAATTTACTGCTTTGTCGATTTCGGACATCTTTTGTATTAAGATTGCTTCCGCTTCCTTTCTTTCATCCGTGTAACAAGAGCATCGAATTGTTTTACCTCGATATTGCTTGTGGATATACCAGACTCCGTTTCTATTTTTGAGCCCTGTGAGTTTGCGACCCATTTTTTACCTCCATAAGGTCGCTTGTCGCAACCATTATTCTTATCTTTTTCTTTGAATAGATCAATTGAGCCATTCTTTATTTTTTCTATTAATTCATCTAGGTCATTTCTATCAAATGCCCAAATTGGAATGTTTCCACGCTTCTCATAGAAATTATCATAAGCTCGAAGATGTGGCTTATATCTTGTTTTGAATGTGTTTACACTACAACCAAGATACAATGCTGCCTGTTCTTGTTTCATCATTCTTGGAATTATCATCGATACCTCCATTAAAAAAGCCCACACTAAGCGGACTTTGTTTTTTCATATTGCGTGTATGCCACGATAGCTAGAATTTCAACTATCGCAATAATGGATAATGTGATGATCATGTTTATCTCCGAGCATTTTTCATGGCATCAAACCAAGCTTGGGCGTCTTCTTCAGTTGAGAAAATCCCGCCGTTTTTTAATAAATTGAAATGATAAGTTGAATCTTTTTGAAATAAAAAAGCACAAATCCGCTCACACTGTTTGTTTAAGTCTAAGTAGAAAACTCTTTGACCCACCGTCACAGATTTCAGCGGACAAGGCAAAGTAAGCGTTACTGTTGGTCGTGGCTCTTCCCACATTCCAATAATGTCGTAAATACTATTTGTATTCGGTATATGCACTCCATTATTACCCCAACTAGTAACTTCTTCTTTACCTTCGCTATCAATATGAAAACCCACAACTTGATCATCTTCAAAAAGCGGATTTTCTAATACAAATTTAACAAACGCTTTATCACCATTTCTAAGCACTACTGGCTCACCAGCTAACGCTTTTTCTAAATCAAACTCTTTCATTTTCTAATCCTTTCTTTTGGGAATAAAAAACCGCATTTCTGCGGTTATTCTGTGTATTTATCTAAAAGATTATTTATCGCCTCAGCATCTTCTGATGTTAATTTAAAGTAGCTTGATGCTATTTTCTTTTTAACTGCGAACCTTAATTCTATTAACTTTAGTTCATGCAAGTAGTCTTTTTTACTTCTATAAATCCTACCGTATAATGCTCCATATTTACTTTCTTCATACCCATCAGATAAATTGATCTTTCTATCTTGACTAAGCACTCTAATTGTTAAATATTTTCTTCCGATTTTTAGAACTTCGGTTTCACGCTCAAATGTTGATCGTCTACCTGTTTCTACAAAATACACAGTGTCGCCAACTTTAAGATTTTTAATCCAATCTTTTTCCATAAATATTCTCACTCTGTCGGTGGTGGTGGAAGTGGGCGCCAGTGTGTTACTTGGAAAAGTTTACTCCCCATATTAAACTCTCCGTCAATAAATTCAGATAAAGTAATTGATTGAAAATCTCTAATCTTGTTTTTGAAATATACAAGTACTCTTTCATCCGCTTGTGGCAATCTATCTGAACACGCAATCCAGCCGTTGTTTTTTTGAAATTCCACAATCTCTGGCAGTTCAACCATGCAATCAATTCCGTCATACAGACCAGACTGTTTTTCCTCTTCGTTTAAATCTCTAGTTTTAGATTCAGCTTTACCAAGAACAACACCATATATCGCATGACTTATGCGATCTTCATAACATTGCATATCTTGACCATCAGCACATTGTTGATGAAATTCTTCAGCGAAGTTCAAGCACTCTTCTTTAGCTTCTTCTTCAGTTTTGTAAAATGAAATGCTGTTTTCATCATAAACATTTACTGCGAAGTATTTATTTTCTGTTTCTGTCATAACCCACCTCAATTGTAGCTAGTAAGTAATAGTGTTGGAAAACTTACGCAATCTTCTAATAATTGCTTGCTGACTCGCAACATACTGCCAGTGTTTGACTTTTTTTCTCAAAGAGAAAGGATTAAATCCGAGTTTCATACCATTACCCCTACAAAACGCATAACATTGTTAAATGGTTGTGATTTAAAAGCGTTATCCCACAGTTCACTGAACTTGATTTTTAATAATTCTTCGGCTTCTTTCGGTGTGTAGCGCGGAACTTTTAAACAGTTGATTGGTTCGATATTTTTTAATTGTGGCCACACGCTTTTATCTGAAAGTAATGTGTTTTTTTCCATCAGCAAAGCGACTAAATCGACGTGTTTAATCTGCTTGATTTCTTCTTCTGTAAGTGTTGGCAACATATAGCGATGCTCAACAAGTTTCTCGAATTTTGCTTCTAGCGCGCAAAAATCAGGACACACTTTCTTGAGCGGTGTCGGAATATCTTTTACATACGCTTCATGAAAATCATGCATTAGCACGCGTAACTGCATATACGGTGAATAATCAAGATACTGAGCGATCTCAGTACAAAAAAGAGAATGACTTGCTACGCTATACGCTTCGCTCGCTTGACCCATAAAGCGATTTTCTAAGCTGAGATGATGCGCAATGTCTGTAATATTAATTTCGTTAAAATCGGGATTCTTATAGTCAATATACTTTCCCGAGTAAGTGTGAATCCACGCCATTTATTATTATTTCCTATAAAAAGCCCGCAAATAGCGGGCATATAAGGTTATTAAGAAAGAGATGCTTCAAAGAAATCTACTTTCTCAATGTTCTTTTGAAGATTTTCAATACTTGTATTAAAAGCATCTTCAATGACTTTTTCAGGATTGATTAATTCATACCAAAGCGACAAACGCGCATCGCGGATTCGATAGCGGATTTTTGCTTTAACTTGATAATAATCGCCGTTATGAAACGGTTGGATCCCAAGTACAATCTCTTCCGGCAAGCGTGTTTTTCCACCACTATTTTCATCTGTATAGGTAAAAGATAAAGTGCCATCGTTTAAGCGGTGAACTGATTTGAACTCTGACTTGCGAGTTTCTTCAAATGCAAGAACCATCGATAATAATTCCGCGCCGCTCACTATGTTCCCATCTGCCGCAATTGTGTGGATGTTGCGTTCAAGGAATGCACCGAACTCAATTTGCCCCATGGCTTCTTTGTTGTTATCTTCCCAAGACTGCCAGTCTTTAGATTTTTTAAACTGATAATTCGCAACGTGATCGCCCCATTTCGGATCGTTCGGCGAGCTGTGATAGTCAAAAACCGCTTTTGCTTCCAATTTTTCCAGATCGTAGAAAATTGAAGTGCCGTCAATTTTGAATTTATTCACATATTCAATGAACGACTTTTCAGAACTTACTGAAACTTTAGTTCGGATTCTGCTAGGATTTTCTTGTAAGCTTTCTAACGATTTAACATCGAAATTTTCTTCAAGAATAATCGACGGAATGTGTGAATGTAATGCTTTGCCGTTTGCTAGAATTTTTGCAATTTCATTTACTGCTTTTTCCATTTTTAAGTTTCCTCTAGAGTTAAAAAAGCCCAGTTTTTAAGCTGGGCGGTGGGTTAAAATCGGTTATTTAATTAAGCTGTTTTAAGCACTTTCAATTGACCGGCTGGTTTTTCTTCTACTGTTTTCAAATCCATTTTGATTTGATTTGGGTCATCAAACAAAACGTCACCGTCAGCAGTCGAGAACACAATACTTTCTTCACGATCAAGCTCTGGAATTTTGCTAGAAACCATTGGTGTGATTTTGATTTGATTTTCTGTGCGAGTATTTAACATTGAGATTTTCAAGTTAAGTGTTACAGAACCTTGTTTACGTGTATCGCGCACCGCTTTGATAACATTAGCAAGAACTTCTGTTAGTTCGTCGTTTAGTTCACCACGATTTAATTGTGATAACGTTGTCGAGAATTGGGTTTGTTTACTCATTTTTGATTTCTCCAGTTTTTTAGTTAATAAAAAAGCCACTCGTTAAAGTGGCTGTTGTTCTGTATATGTAACTCAGAACGGGATATTATCCTCTTCAAAGTTATCTGCTTGCTGCACTGGCTTTCCAGCTTTCGCATTCGCATAAGCGTTGTTTTGCGGTGCTTGTGCGTTAGCTTGTGCTTGTGAATCTTGGCGACTGTCTAACATCTGCAATACGTCGCCTTGGATTTCAGTGGTGTAGCGGTCTTGCCCGTTTTGGTCTTGCCATTTACGAGTTCTTAAACGCCCTTCCACATACACTTTCGATCCTTTTTTGAGATACTGACCGCAAATTTCTGCTTGGCGACGATAGAACACGATAGAATGCCATTCAGTTTGTGTTTTTCGTTCGCCAGTATTTTTGTCGATCCAGCTTTCACTGGTTGCGACGCTGATTTTTGCAACAGGGTCGCCATTTGGCATTGTGCGGATTTCAGGATCGTTTCCCAAATTTCCTAAAATAATTATACGATTAACCCCAGCCATTATTTAAATCTCCCATTGTCTAATCTTTGTCTTAGCGATTCTGATAACTCATCTTGATATCTATGCAATCTTGCGTGGCCAGCAACTGTAACCAAGGCTAAATTATCAATTGAGTTGTTTGTCACATCACCATCAATATGATGGACGTGTTCATCACGTTGAAGTTTTCTTCCTATTCGCTTCTCCATTACCAACCTGTGTACAAACTTTCCTTTATGCTCACCAAGCGTTATCCTTGGATATTTTTTAGATAAATCGACTCCAACAGCAGTGTTTTTGCTTGAGTTCTTTTTGCCTTTGGAAATATTTGCGCACCATTCAGGTGTGAATTTTCTCTGATAACCTTTCTTTATGCTCACTCTGCCTTTTTCAAAGGCATTACGAACACCATCGGCACGACTTCTTAATATTCCTGCTTTTAAAAAACGATTTCGTAGAGTAGATAATGGAATCCCTGTTTTTTCACTCACTTCTGGAATAGAGTAACCATCTAGATAAAGTTCAAATTCATCAATAATTACTTTATTGACTCCAGCCATTACATAGCCTCCTGAATAAGTTGTTGATAATAAGCTTGAGCTTTGGGAATGCGTTCTCTTATCCTTTCAATAACCTTTTCATCACGCTTTACCACAACCGTTGTAATGCGTTTCTGCTGCGGTATTTGTTCAACTAAATCAACAAATTTTTCTGCATTCTCATAGCTCTTAATTAGGTCTAATGGAGTGGGAAGTAGAATGAAGTCTATTTGTGCTTCTTCACAGTCCCACAGCCACATATAACCTTGCATTTGAATGTCGTAGCCGGCTTTTTTGGCTTTGTCTTCGGCTTCATCAATGAAAAAAGGGTGTGAGCCAATATCCCAAGAACATTTTGTATCAATGATTAAACGACGAGAGGGAATGTAAACATCACATTCCCCCGTAATTAAGTCATTCTCTCTTCGTTCGGTGTTCTTTTTAAGCGGTAAACCTCGTCTTAGTCCACTTAGCTTGATTGCCTGATCTTCAAGGTTGTTCCCTTTTTGAGTGTATTTATTACCCTCAAAGGATTCATAACCAAACAGATCGAACTTCACAATCTCACGCACCGCACTTTTTGCTGTTTCTGTGATTTTACCAGCTTCTTTATCAGCCTTTGTTTTAGGCTCGCCAATCAAGCGGTGGAGCATTGAACATCTAACTTTAAGATTGTACATTTCCGTTTCGTTCATTTTCTATTTGCTCCAATTCGTCATACTGTGCGGATGAGAAATCAAACCCTGCATCGCACAATTCTTGTAATGTTGTTTCACCGTTAATGATGTTTTGCTTACATTGCTCAAACTGTTCATTGCTGACTTTTAAATCTGTGAATTCTGCATCTTGGATATTGGCATTATCTACATAGTTAAATTCGCCTTTTTCGACATCTTTAACAACGGCTTGATCTGCCAATACTGCCTTTTGAATTTCGACAGATAAAGGGGCTTGTTTTGATAGCAATAACTTCATAACTGTTTTTAGTGCCATGGCTTCAAAGTTATCCGCCCAAACGCTTGTCGCCCATTGCCCTTGCTCTTTCTTCTGCAAGTATGTTCGGTAAGTTTGACTATACCGCTTAGCATGTTCATTGACTTCTTCAGTCGTCATATAAATTTCGGCAGTAAACTCATTCAACAGCTTGAAATAAGCATAATAACCAATTGGAACTTCACCATTTGCTGGCTTTTTGCTCCAGTCAAACTCATAACCATTAATTGGATCTTCTGCAATAAGCTGTTCTTTATAGATAGGTACTGCAACAAATCGTTTAAATTGTCCTGAACGCTGTGCAAGTTGAATCAAACCTTTATAGCCAATCTGAAATTGTGCTTCGTATTTCTTCGTTTTATTGTTTTTGTATGGAACGATATAGGCAAACCCTAGACCATTTTGAAGTGGTAAATTTAGCGTTGCCGCCATGCAAGCGGCGTTAAAAATCGTCATTGGGTCGGCATCTTTTAATAAAGAATTGCTATTCACAATCTGAAGAACGCTAGTCGAAAATGCCGCGGCGTTTTTATTAAGTAATTCTTGGATTTTTTGCTTAACTGCTGGCTTTTCGAAAAAATCTTTTACGCTAGGTAATTTATTTTGTTGTGTTGCAACTTGTGCCATTTTAATAATCCTCTTTCTGATAGTATTTATCTTCAACAACAATACGCTTAATATATTCATCTCTAATCTTGAGATAATCAGAACCACTTCCGATTGCTAACCAAAAATTATCATCACTGGACAATTGCTCGGTTAAGCAATAAAATTCGCAAGTGTTACCAAGTTTTACTTGATCTTCAAAGTGCGCTATTTGCTGTTCTTCTAATGTTTCGCGATCGCATATTTCATCAAGTATTGCAACATCTCGCATATCGACCGCTCTTGCTAATTGTGAATCTGTTATTTTCATCTGCTCAATCCGTCAAATGTAAAATTGTCTTGCTGGCTTGCAAGAAGCATTTAGAAATTGTTCTCTGCTTTTCTGCCGTTGTTTTATTGCTGTTTCGCATAAATCCTTGCTAGCAAAATTACGTTGCCAACCTGTTTTGTTTTCTTGGTTTTTGCCAATACGCTCAATAACAACAAACCCCAGTCCTTTTGGATGGGGTTCGATAGAGTAGGAGAGCGTTTTATCGCCTTTCTTTCTGACGCGTGCCATTTCTTCGCTCCTGTTCTTTAAGTGCGTAAACCTTGAGATAAATCAGTTGTTCGCTCGCTAAGTTTGGGGGGATATCACCGTATTCCTGTTCCCATTCAGCTTTCGCTTCACGTTCCATTTTTGCAAGTCGTTCTTTGCTAATCTGTTCGCTTAGATAGTGATTGTAATAATCTGTTTCTTGTTCGTTTGCTGATACTGGATGACAGCCAATACCAAGAATAAGCGCAAGAATGAATGCGCCCGTTAGATCCCATATATTGATGTGTTTCATAATCGTTTCCTTTTACTGGCTTAACAAAACAATGTAAAAAGTGCAATCAACAGAAAGGTTAAAATAATGATTGGCTCTTTCTTTTTAAAAGTAACTAATATAGATTTAATTTGTTTTTTCATTGTCTTAATCCTCATTGGTGAATATATGAAATATTGTTCTGCAATCATTAACTATGTGCTTATTGCGGTGGTAATTTCCCTTAATTTTTTAATTTTGGGTGAACAACAACTCTTTATTTTCTTTGGCATAACACTCACTGCTGCACAATTGGGCTATATTGCGAAAATTTGTTCAATTATTCTTTTCGTTCGTTGTTGCTTGTATTTCTTTCCTGTAATTAAACAATGGATTGAAAAGAATAAATTACTTGGATAATGCTGAATTTTGGGTGCAGAAAACCGCCACACGATAAAGTGCGGTCGGTTTTCAGTGAGTTTTAATTGAGTAGGTTGTTTACGGCTTTAACGAGTGCTAAGCGTTCGGTGTTAGAGTGAACGTATTTCTTCGCTTTCGCCATAACCTGTTCTAAAGGATGTTTGAAGTTGTAGAGATACTGCCCGCCAATTTGGTTTTCCATTTGAGCTGGAATATTTGTCCGTTGTAGTTTTTCCTGCATTTCGTGTGCTTGGAAACAGTAGCTATACAACTGGATAATTAAAGCAAGTGTTTCTTCGCTGTTTTGAATGGCTGTGAGGTTTAAATCAGGTTCAGGTAAGGCAAGTTGTTGTGGTTGATTTTTACTTATTAAGATTTTTTCAATCTGTTCATCACACCAAATTGCAAATTCGACATTTAACCAACGAGCAAAGGCAACTGCTAATCTGCGGTGTAGCCAAGTTCCTTGTTGAGATAAATCCTTGCCACCTTTGACTGTTTTTACAAAGTGGGATTTTCCCACTTTGGTAGCGTTACCAGATTTTCTGGTTTCGGTCTTTTTACAAAGAGTTTCAATATACTCTTGCGTTGTGGGCAAGGCTAACCAATCATTTGGGCGTTTATTGAAATATTTTGCAATAGCGGTTGCGTTGAGATATGCGTCATCTTGGAAGAAAACTTCGGTGCCGTTGTAGTGGGCTGTGATAATATTAGCCATAGCTAACTCCTTTGTATTTTTTGAGAGATTAGCCACGTTAGTTTGAGGGTGGCGGGACTCACTCTCAGGTATACAAAGAAACCCGCTGCTAGGTATTCCCATTAAGGTATTGTATTTCCCAGCTATCGTCCCGCCGTTGAATTGGCATAAAAAAACCGCAAGGTCTGACGGGTGCGGAAGCCGCTTTGTATTTTTTGAGAGGACTCCAGTGTATTGCGGTTTATTTTTGTTGTCAATAATTTTCTTTTCAGGTTCAGGTAAGGCAAGTTGTTGTGGTTGCTTGGCTCGTTTTTCAATTTCGATAAAGTGCTTACGGATTTGTCTGCCTTTTTCGTTACGTTCGACCATTCCGAGTTCTTTGCCCATATCGAGAGTAATGTGGTATTCCTTGCGAGGTCTGCCATTGGTGCGTTCGGTTACGATGATGTAGTCTTCGTTTTCAATGAAGCCGTAGTCGGTTATGCGATCTTTGATCCACGTTGCATATTCACGTTTGCTTTCCACAAATGCGTGTAATTCACGTGCATTGCAAAGTTGAATTTGAGTATTTTGAATAGTTCCGTTGAAAACAGGAATTAAGTTTGAATTTGTCATAGTGTTGTTCTCTGTACTAAGTTTTTGAAACTCACCACGAACAAACGCCAATTTGTTGGTGGTGAACTGATCAGGATTGGCGTACCGTGTACAGAGTAACGGCGATCTTTCGATCTCCCAACCAGCCCACCATTGGACTTTTAGATAAATTTATCTAAAAGGTTTTTGACAAATTTGTCAAAAAGGTAGATTTGCTGATTTTCGGCTATAAAAAAAAGCCGCTTTGAGCGACTGTTATTCTTCACCGCTCTGTACATTCAGGAACGCCAATTCCCGACTTTCTGTTGAAAGTGGGTATATCCTAAATCAAAGGGCGGTGGTTTGTCAAATTAGATTTTGTTCATTGAATTGTTTAATTTTAATATTTTGTAGATGACTGGCTCTTCATCAATATATTCAACTAAAACATCAACTAAGAAAATTTTATGGTACGGGTATTCTTCATTTAATATCATTTTTTCTTTGAGTGTCTTGTCTTCAAATTTTACTCGTACAGGCTTTTGTGATACTGCAGGAATAATAGCTCTATCGTGTGCTTTGCTTTGAGCATCTGCGGTGGATGACCAGTATAGTGTCGTGTTTTGTAAAGTGTTTTCTTCTCGCTCTTTGAGTAGTTTTAATTCTCGGTTAATATTGTTTTGTGCCAATCCTGCAAGTGCATTGTCTGCGTGTAGATGTATATGTACATCGCCTTGATTATTAGAAACTTGTAAATTGAATTGTGCTTTAGGATCGATTGCGATAGGCTCTAAAATGTTATTGGCATTTTTCAACATATTCGCAGTAAGGCGTTCAGGCTTTTCGCCTCTATTCATTGCCCAATCTAAAATATTTTTCAAGTGCCCTCCAAATTCAAGAATTGCATTTGCTTGCTCAATAAGTGAATATGTGCTTGATACTAGTGCTGCAAGCTCAATAAGGAAGCAGCCTTGTGTGATTTTTTCTACATAGATATGCTGTTCACAGGGTTCAATATCAATTTTGTTGTCTTGTATAAATTGGCGATATTCTGCGGCAATACCTTCCATACTTTGACAAAAAACTGATAGCTGCAATGGCTCGCTATTATCAATTTCGATTAGTAGTTTCATATTTTTATCTATTGTGTAATGTGCTTCAGCAACCATAACCCACCTCAAATTTTAGACACAAAAAAAGCCGTTATTAAACGGCTTGTAGTGCGGTTATCTTAGCCGAAAGGGGCGGTGGTGTCAATACTAGATAAAACAAAGGGGAGCCTTTTAGCTCCCCACTTCACGATTAAGTTAGCTTGTTATCGCTTTGCTTAATCGACCAAACATTTTTCAGCTTGGTTTTACAAGCCCCTTTCGGGTTCATTATTAATTTAACTTAACTTTAAGGCTTTAGCAACTGCTTTTTTGATATTTGTAAAATCTTCATCACTGATCACTGGCGCGACATATTCACGTTTTTTTAGCTTATAACGATCTAATCTTGACAATGATACTGTATAAACCATATCGCACTTAGCCCAACATTGGATATTGCTTTTATCAGGTAACGGGTTATTAGGCATTGGGTAGTGATAGGGTTCTAATGGCTCAGGTTTGGTAGTACTTAATGGCACAATGGTAACCAATTCGCTATTTTTCTTGTGCTTTGATATAACGACAACAGGGCGAGTTTTTACCATTTCAGGGGCAATAAACCCTGAGAAATCGCACATTACAACGGCTTTTTCTTTAGGTTGATATTTCAATGCCATTTTTAAAATCCTTGTAATAAAAAAGCCGTAAAATACGGCTTGAAGTGCGGTTATCTTAATCCGATAGTTGCGGTGGTGTCAATGCCCTTTTAACGAGGGGCAAGCTCGCCTCTTGTATGCGACTACATCGAGGAGTAAACTGTTCTCTGCGACTACAATTTAATCAAGGAGAACCTTATGAAAAACTATCTAATTTCTTACGACTTATATAAATCGGGTCAAAATTATGATGGGTTGATTAGTTATATCAAAAGCTATTCCGTATGGGCTAAAATTCATCAATCTGTTTGGTACATCAAATCAAATAAATCCTCAGAGCAAATCAGAGATGAGCTTTTGCATTATATTGATCGCAACGATAGCGTGTTTGTCGCAGAGATGAATAATGCAGCTTGGCAAAACTTGCTAAACGGCAATAGTGAATATATCCGTCAAAATTGGGCTAGGTAGCACTGCCTTTTCTATAATCGTAGATATGATCAAATTCTGCATCTAACTTCGAATTTTCTAACTGCTTGATAATTTGAACAGCTAGAATTTCTGCACGTTTGTTGTTTGAGTCAAATTTCACTTTGCGAGTTAAGGTTTCCTGGTCGTCGATTTTGAGTGAAAAGTTAAATTCGATTTTCATTTTATTACCCTCTGTCTTTTTCTAGTTCATTTGCCAATACTGGAGAGGTTCGAACTATCAACCTAGTTAAATATGCTTTATTAAAGGCGACTAGGGTGGGACTCGAACCCACATACTCGGGAATTTAAAATTCCTTAGCGTATCCTCTTGCTTACCCAGTCGTTATTATTTAACGCTTGGCTTTTTTACCTTGCCCAAGCTACAAGGCTTATGGTCACCACAACACATAAGGAATTGATTTTATTTTGTGCTAGCTGTATATTTTTAATACCACAACACAAAATAAGGATTAAGTTATGAAGAAATCAACAGCTGACTTTTTAGCTTATGAATTTGCAAAGGCTCATTATGATAAAGCTGGGTTAAACTTTCATAAAAGTAACGCAAAAGCCATCGGTGAGTTTATTGCCGCACTATCATCTGAATTTCAAGAAAAGCTCGATGATTTTGATAGCGACACCGTAGAAAAATTTAAGAATTTATCAAAATAAACGCTTTCTTAAGTTCTTCTGCAAAATTTAAAACATCACCTCTATCGCATTTTGCGTGATGTAAGATGGTTTCCCAGATTTGTTCTTTAACTTCTTTGGGTAGTTTGTTTTTATTTTCTTCAGCTTCAATAACAGTAATTACTACTTTCATATTTATATCCTTTTATCTGATTAATTCTCTACACCCCAATCTACGTTTCTGTACAGCTCTTACTGTATTAACGCCAGATTTGCCTTTATTGCAGTTGTAATTAGCAATATCGCTTAATTTCTTAGCCTTAACTGGAACATCAATCAAAGCTGCATTAATGCGATTAGATTGCTTTTTACTGCATAATTGCTTTTGTCTTTCTCTAAGACGTTTTGCTTGTTTTAGCATTTTTGATACTTTCATATCGTTTGCTCCTTTCTCTCTCATTTGAAAGCACACTTACTTGTTTGAATGCGCTTTAAAATAAGTCTTGATTTATGTCGCTAGCACGTGGAGGTCTTAATCAAGTAACCTTAATCCACTTAACCAAATTGTGTCGCAATCACAAACAGCTTAATCAATAAGGCTATATTTGATTAACTTGTGATATGTAGATTTTTAAAGAGCGTGAGATTTAACTGCTATCTCGTTTTGTTGGATATAATTTAGCAAATACTAAATGTTTAGTAAAGTGTTTATTTAGTAAAATTTAGTGTATTTTTGAGATTTGTTTAGTAAAAAGTTGATTTTCAAAGAAAAATATTTTTTAAATTTTTTGATTAATTGCTGAATTTGTGAGGTATGTCACAGAAAAAGAGGGGGGGGTAGTGCTTCAAAAACAAAGCACAAAAGGGTTAGTGAATCAAAAATTGGGCAATTTGATTAGCTAATGAATTTAGGGTAAAGAAAAACCGCCACAGCGGGCGGTTTCTTATTTTTTTGTGTGTTGTTGTATCAGTATATCTAATTTATCATCAATAGAATCAACTTTGCTTTCAATATTATCAAGTCTTAATTCTACTTTTGTTAATCGAATATCAATACCATGAATTTTATTTTCAATCTGCTGAAATCGTTGATCTACTTGCTGAAATCGTTGATCTACTTGCTGAAATCGTTGATCTACTTGTGTGAATTTTTCATCTATTTTTACAAAACGGGATTCTAATTTACCGTCTATGTTAGAGTAAACGGACCACAACGCTACGCCAGCGGTAACAATCAAACTAATCAATGCGGCACCGCCAGCTCTATAAAATGTCCCTTTAGTTAAATAGTTTGACTTAATAACACTAACATCTAATTCAACGGCTCGTAAACGTTGTTCTAAACTCACTTTCTCAATCTCCTGATTGTTTATTTGTGAGTTATTATGATCCCCACCTGATATTTTTGCAATAGCGGATAATATCACCATATCTTTTGGGTCAAGAATTATTTGTGGTTTCTTTTCCATTTTCCTCAACCCATTTTAAAATACGTTCTCTATCGAAAAATAGTATATTATTACAACAAGAACACGTCACAATAATCACAGATCTTGCTTTTTGATCTAATCTATATTTCATGCCTTCTCTTTCATCAAAGTGTAATGAATGGTATTCTGGAGCAGCAAACTTCACTACTTCATCAGGCAGTGGTTCGATTCTATATGGAATTGTGGGAACGCCAATTATTTTCTCTCCGCATAATTCAGTAAATGTATCGTATCCTTCATGTAAATAATGCTCTTGGCAACTACAAATAGGACAAGTTAAGCTTTTCCCAGTTTGTTCTAAAATAAAAGACACAAATTGCTCAGGTTTAATACGTTTATTATTCATTTATATCCCTTAAAACCAACTAATCACAAAGCACAGACCACCAGAAGACTTTGCCTAAAATTGTAATCTCGTTTAAATCAACCACTTCTTCAGGTGCGGAATCAGGGTTGTAACTTCTTATTCTCACTTGTTCATTTGGCATCTTGTGTAAGATCTTAATACGTAATAAGCCACCGTGATTTATCGCATAAATCTTGCCGTCTTTTATCGTCGTATTACCGCGATCTAGACCTACCGTTGCACCATCAGGAATAACAGGCTCCATTGAATCGCCATCCGCTGTAATACAGACCGCGTTATCATATTGCACGCCTTGTTTGCGTAGCGTGGCTTTAGAAAAACGAAGCTTAAAGTTGTTGTAGTCCATGATGTCATCAGAGAAACCATTTCCCGCAGCAAAACGAATATCTTTCAAGAAAGGAACTTCTACCTCATCATCATGAAGTGGAGTATTGCGATCCCATAAATCAAATGAGCCAATATCTTTTACATTAGATTCTATGCTGCTTTGTTTTATATCTAAGTAAAACGGTGGCATTCCATTTTCACTTTCTAATCTTCTTGCTGCCTTTTCACCAAATGATGGCGTCTTCCCACTAATTAACTGAGATACATAACTTCTATCTTTTTCAGGCACAACTTTGTCTGAAAACCATTTTTTTAGATTTTCTCTTCTTACCTGGGTTAGTTCGTTTTTATCTAAATTCATAGAGTACTCCTTTTCACCTTAATGTTATTTAGTAACAACTAAACTAGCAAATACTAAATGTTGTTTACTTTTACATTTACTAAATGCTAAACTGTATTTAGTTTTTAATATCGGAGGTGAAATGGAACTTAAAAACTACTTATTAAATCGCCCCCGCGGATTCAAAGCTGAGTTTGCTAGAAAGCTAGGTATTTCAAAGTCATTTCTTTGCCAGGTCGAAAAAGGGTATTCAAAAGCCCCTATCGAGTTAGCTAAGAAAATCGAAAACCTAACCAATGGGGCAGTAAAGAAAGCAGATATTCGCCCTGACGTCTGGGGTTAACTTACCAACTAAAAAACAAAGAATCTTCAAGAAAAGGAATTATTTTTCATGAATAGCAAAGAGATACAGAGATTGTTGCACCGAGATTGCAAAAATAGTTCAGGCGGAATTACTTCTCTCGCTTACACGTTAGAGAAGTCGCCAAACATTTTAGGCAACAAACTCAACGTGGATTGCGAACAGAATCAATTGAGCTTTATCGAAGCGATTGAATTAATCGCCACCGTTCAAAGCAAGAAAACACTCTCAGCTATTGCAGCACAAATCGATCACATCGTTGTGCCTATGCCTAGATGTGCTGATTGCGGTCAAGACGTACTAGCAAGATTTCTAGATATTGCGGAATCAAGCGGAAGAATCGGAAAAGAGATTAAAAGTGCGGTGAGTTCTGATTCAGAGCTTGGACGTAATTTATCTCAACGTGAGAAACAAAGAATCTTAGCAGAAGTGGAACAGTTAATTGAGCAAGCTATCTGTTTGAAGATGGAATTGGGGCAATAAAAAACCACTGTTGGAGCAGTGGTATTTAGGAAATATAAACCAAGGTGATTTATGAATCAATTATTAAACATTTCAGAACAAAAAGCAAGACTTACGATGAGCAGTCGTGAGATTGCGTCATTAATTAATAAAAATCATAGCGACCTATGTCGTTCAATCGAAAGATTAATGGTAAAGGGCGTAATTAGGGGGTATCAGCCAATGGCTTACACCCATCCACAGAACGGACAGACTTACTACGAATACCATCTCGAGAAAAGAGATTGCCTTATCGTCGTCGCTCAAAACTGCCCTGAATTTACCGCCGCAATAGTTGACCGCTGGCAAGAGTTGGAAAATCAACAAAAATCAACCGCACTTTCTCGAAAAGAATTAGCGTTAATGGTTCTTCAAGCTGAGGAAGAAAACGAGCGTTTACAATTAGAGAACGCTGAATTAAAACCAAAAGCTGCTTTTGTCGATCACTACGTGGAAGTTGGCACTAGTAAATCACTTCGTGAAGTCGCCAAGATTCTAAAAATGCCAGAAAGAGCAATGATAGACCGCCTTATTCAAGATCGCCTTTTATATCGCCAATCAGGCGCGTTACTGCCATATCAAACCGCTCACTCACGTGATTTATTTACCGTAAAAACAGGCACAGCAGAACACGGTCACAATTACACACAAACCCGTGTAACAAGCAAAGGGATTGAATATATCGCGTCACGTTACGCTTCGGAGTTGATGTTATGAGTCGATTTATTCCCAATTCTTTTCAAGTACCCAACGCTATTATTGATGAAATGATGGCGGAATTGAGCGGTTCAGAATTTAAAAGTCTATTGCTTTATTTTCGTTATGCTGAACTTGGCACAGAACCACCAAGAGAGGTGATTTTTAAACATGGGTTGCAAGACCGCTATCACAGAACGATTCAAGCATTGAAAGCGAGGGGTTGGCTATGAGCATGCGATTAATGGCTCAAGCAATGAGCATAAAAGTTGGAAATCCATTGCGTAAATTGGTGTTAATCAAACTTGCCGATAATGCAAATGATGATGGTGTTTGTTTTCCCTCATATCAATATATTGCTGACGTATGTGAAATTTCAAAAGCCAGCGCAAGAAACCATATTGATGCTTTGATTGAGATGGGATTAGTTTCTAAGAAGGCTAGAAAAAATAAAGATGGTTCAAGCTCAAATTTGTACTTTCTACACCTTGATAAGGGTATGCCAGCAGATAGCACAGGTATGCCAGCAGATAGCACAGGGGGTATGCTAAGAGATAGCACCATAACCAGTCACTCTTTAGAACCAGTCAATGAATCAAATACCCCCTTACCCCCTAAGGGTGAATCAGCTAACGCTGATGGTGTGCCAGTTGTTGAAAATAAAAAACAACGTTCACTGAATATCGACTATGTGGGAATTGGAAAAGCGTATAACGAGTGCGTTATGGAATCTGGGAAAAACTTACCAATGCTTGCAGACCCTGAAAATTTAAGTCAGGAAAGAAAACGCAAAATCAAAAAATTGGCTGATGTCATGAAAAAACGCTTTGGTTCTTGTGATGCAGAAACATTCAGAAATTATTTCCTCGATTTCATGAGGTCCGCAAGACAATTTTACTTTGGTGAGAACGATCGTGGCTGGCGTGCTGATTTTGAATATATCTTGCGTGAAAAAGTTATGGATAAAACAATCGAGGGATCGCTATGAAAAACACAACGTATGACCTTGAATACAGTTTAATCGGTTCATTTCTTGCTGGTGGTTTAACGGCTCAAGCTCGTGAAGTGATGACATGGTTAGAGCCTGAGATGTTCGCCACTTATCAACTCGGTTCGATATATAACAACATTCGCAAACAAGCACGCAAAGACAATGTAATCGATATTATTTTATTACACCAAGATTTTGGCGAAGACTTTGCCAATTTAGCGGAGATTATGAAAAACACAATCACATCCGCAAATCTTACGGGTTACGCACATAAAGTGCGGTCGTTTTGGGTCAATCGTACTGCACAAAAAACGATGCTTGAGATGGCATCAGAATTATCAAAAGCAAGAGATGAGCAAGCAGAAAAAATTACAGAAAAAGCACTTTCTGAAATGCAAAAGCTTTTAAGCAGCAAAGTTGAAGTTAAGCCTATCGTAATGGGGGAGTTAGTTGATGAATATATCGATGTCTTAGAAAAACGCAGCAAACAAGATTTCAACTCAAGACTTCTTCATACAGGCATTGAGGCTGTAGATAACATTTTAGGTGGCATTAATCCGACTGATATTGTTGTGATTGCTGGTCGTCCTGGAATGGGTAAAACCGAGTTTGCTTTAACGCTCACTCGTAATATTGCAGAACAAAAAGGTGCAGTTTTATTTTTTAGCTTAGAGATGGCCAATCAACAATTAATGGACCGTATTTTAAGCGCTAATGCAAATGTTCCAGTCAGAAAACTCCGCAATCCAAATAGCATGGATCAAACTGAATTTGGTCGTGTAGGTGATGGGCTAGGGAAAATCAAAGATCACCGCATTTACTTTGTCGATCGCGGTGGTTTATCAGCAAATGAAATTGTATCTATTACTGAAAGTCATTTAAGCAATACGGGACCACTTTCAGCAATCTGCATTGACTATCTAGGGTTAATGAATCACGGCTCACTTAAAAGCGCGAACAAAAGCCAATTAATTGAGGATTCATTAAGTACGCTTAAAACGTTCGCTAAGAACTTTAATGTGCCAATCATCTTACTAAGTCAGTTAAACCGTGAGGTTGATTCTCGTAGTGATAAACGTCCTCAAAACTCTGATTTAAGAGATAGTGGTTCAATCGAACAGGATGCCAGCCAAATCATTATGCTTTACAGAGAAAAGGCATACAAAAAAGATAGCGACAACGATTATTCAGAAGCCATTATTACTAAGAACCGTTTTGGCGAGCTTGGAACAGCTTATATGAAGTTTGATAAAGGGCATTTTGTCGATTGCGATCAGGCTATGGCATATCAATTCGTTAATGAAAAGCCAGCTAATACCGAAATTAAGAACTATGGGAGAAGAAATTAAGTATGGAAATTAAAAACCAGTTCTTCTTACGCTCAGAACAAGTGCGGTCAAATTGCCAGAATTTTATCGCTCAACTCCCTCTCGATGATGACAAGCCACTAGTCGTTGATATTAAGCCGAGAACACGCAACCTTGAGCAAAATGCGAAGTTTCACGCAATGTGTCAAGACGTTGCAGACCAATTGGAATTTATGGGCAGAAAGCTAACGATGGAGCAATGGAAAGTGCTCTTTATCTCAGGTCACGCAATGGCAATAAATGAAAAAGCAGAAATTGTACCTGGTCTAGAGGGTGAGTTTGTCAATATCCGCGAAAGCTCAGCAAAAATGAGTGTTAAACGCATGGCGAGTCTAATTGAGTATGTAACAGCTTATGGCATTAGTCATGGTGTTAGATTTAACGACAGATACGGATTTTGGGGTAAATAATGGAAGATTTTTTGATTGTAATTGTGTCACTGGGAATGTTGTTTTTTGGTTGCATGTTGATGGGTGATTTTTTATGAAAACAGAATACAAATGCCCTAAGTGCGGTGGCGAGCTTTCTGACTTATGGGATGGCGAGCCTGTAAGTGCTTTTATCGGTGAGTGGAGTGATGACCGTTTTCGTTGTGAGGGTAGAGTTGTCGCAGTGGGGATTATGGGGCCGCAACGCAAGAAATCTTGTGGGTATTTTGGGTTAGAAGATTTAGGCGTGGAGTATCGGGAAGATGACTAAAAAAACAAAACCTCTAAATCGCAAATGTAAAATCTGTGGCGAAAAATTCCAAACCAACTTCTTTAATGTGCAATGGTGCAGTCCAGAATGTGGCGTTAAGTTAGCAAGACAGCGATTAGAAAAACAGAAAGAAAAAGTAGCCAAAAAACGTGAAAAGGAAGAGAAAAAGCGCATTGAAGAAACTAAAGAGAAAATGAAAACTACAACAACATTGCTCTCTGAAACACAAAGTGCAGTTAATAAGTACATCCGACTAAGAGATAGAAATAAGTGTTGCATTTCATGCGGAAAACCACTTATAGCAGAGAAATTAGGCGGTGGGTTTGATGCTGGGCATTATCGCAGTCGAGGTAGTGCGCCACACTTACGGTTTTACACATTGAATATTCACGGTCAATGTAAAAAGTGCAATCGCTATCACGGAGGAAATTATAATCAATTCAGAATTGGTTTAATTGAACGTCTAGGTATTGAGAAAGTCGAGCAAATAGAAGCGGACCAAAGACCAAGACATTACTCAAAAGATGACTTGAGACGGATTAAAAAAATCTTCAATAAAAAAGCAAGAATGTTGGAAAAGCGTAAGGGGTTTTAAAGTGAGCGATAAATTATTAGAAAAACCAAGAAAAGAATGGATTCAAAACCACTTAGATGCTTGGGGAGCTTGGGCTTTTAATGGTTTAGATTTTGACGGGCAGACAAACATTATTGCAAAACTAATGCTGGAGGCAAATGGAAATAAAAATTCAAAGCAAGATAGAAAGATGTGTGATGACGAACTAGGATTGGTGATCAGTTCTGTTATAGGACATTGTATCAAAACGCCATCTCCAGAAGACTATAAGTATATCGAAGCTAAATATATATTTAATTTATCTAACTACTCAATAGCTAAATTTCAACACACAAAAGACAAATCTATTTCATTTAACGCTTGGTATAAAAGAATCAATCAAAGCATAGACTCATCAGAATGGATAATTGCTAAGTTTCTTGATTATGCTCTTAAAAATCACAAAAATGCAGACAAATTGCAAAAGTTTGCTTTTAACGTGTAAAAAGTATTGACTCTGGTGTAGTTTTCATATATCGTATGAGTTAATGGTGGTCGTAGTGTAAGTATGATTCACTAAATGAATTTTGATAGCCCTGTTCAGAAATGAACGGGGTTTTTTATATGGTGATGATTATGGAATTACAAGATGCTTCATTAGAAAAATACGAACATAGTTGTAAAGCAGGTCGCACTCATGAAACTCCCGAGATGCAATCTCCATGTATATCAAATTGCGTTCTTTACCGTCGTAATAAGAGAATGGGCGATATTCCCAGTGAATTCTCCGTGACGTTTCCCGCACAAGAATATCTGGATTAACATTTAGTTTGTCTGACTGTTTATATAACCAATCAAGAAAGAGTTTATCTATCTGTGATATAAATTCAATATTGTTTGCGGTTATAACATCTCTAAATGAAAATTCCAGATATGTAAATATGCCAGAATTATCATTAGCTTGCCAATTTGCGCATCCGAGGGTCATATATGGGCTATCCTTGCCGTTCATATCTATAATGATTTGCTTTAATTCTGGGAGATTTTCTGTTTCGAGAATATTTTCTATTAACTCAGGATTGTTCACTAAATCCATACCTCCTGCGTTCGGCGTGTAATTTATGGCGTTATTATCACCTTTATCGCTACGAAATGGATAATTGTAATAACTACTTTTAACTGATAATTCCATGTTAAACCTCTGCTAGTTTATTTGTTGGGGAACAGTATTCTAGCAGAAATTTTAACCAAGCCTAGTCTTAACGGACTGGGCTTTTTTATTACCCCAAAAGCAAGGGGGTGGAGATTATGAAAATGAAAGATGCTGGGACGCAATCGTATATCTGGTCAGGGTTTGGCGCTTTCTTTGCACTTCTCTCACTTCAAGAATGGCTGGCAGTTATCAGTTTGACTGTTGGTGTAATTACTATGCTTGTTAACTCTTATTACAAGAAGAAAGAAAATGAGAGAAAAAACGCAGAAAAAGTGCGACTTGAAGAGCTTCATAAGTTAAGAGTTGAACGCATGAGAATAAAACTCGAAAAAGAAAAAGCGGGGCTTGTTAAATGAAACACGTTAAGAAGATAACGGCTTGTTCTGTTGCAATGATTATCGCTGTTGTCATGTCCGATCACTCAACTGAGATTCGCACCGGTGAGCGTGGACTAGAAATCATTGGTAATGCCGAGGGATGCGCACGTGAACCTTATAGATGTCCTGCTGACGTTCTAACAGTTGGTATTGGTTCAACGGAATTAAGCGGATTGCCAATTGACCGTAAAAGATATTCAGACGAAGAGATAGCGAAGCGCTGGATAAATGACATTAAAGTAGCTGAAAAATGCGTTAATAACTGGGCAAACGGGAATAATTTGCCGCAGGGTGCATTTGAGGCAACGGTATCAATCACATTTAATGTCGGATGTTCTAAGCTTAAATATTCTACGTTGTTTAAGCATGCCAAAAATGGTGATATTCAAGCAATGTGCGATCAATTTCCACGCTGGAAATACGCTAACGGTAAAGTATTACGTGGACTTGAAATCCGCAGACAAAAGGAACGTGAGCTATGTTTAGCCGACTTACACAAATCTTGATCGTCGTAATTTTGGGCTTGTGTGTCGCGTTGTGGTTCCAGTTCCAATCTATTTCTAACTTAAAAGCCAAAAACACTACTCAAGCCCAAATCATTTCTCAACAGAGCGAAAGTATCAAAAAGCTTAAACATCAAGAAGAAATAAACAGACAACTCACACTTGAAATCAGCAGATTAGAGAGTGAATCACGGAGTAAATCAGATGAAGCAATCAATTCTATTTCACATGATGAAAAGAGTGCTGACGCTTACAATGCTAGCGCTCCTCGTTCTATTGTTGACTTCTTGCGCCAGTAAACCCGTAGTGCAAGTTTGTCCGCACATTCCGGCAGCGTTACTTGCACATCTGGATAAGACAGGTTTCACAGGACAGACGTATGGTGAGGTAGCCAAATATGCTGTCATTCTTAAACGTGAAAGGGATGTTTGCTTAAACCGAATCGACAAGATCCGAGAATGGCAAACAGAAAACGCACAAAACTAATATTAGGGAAAAAAATGGAAAACCGTGTAACTAAAGAACACTTGGAATCAATTATTGTTGATAAAAAATTCCACCGACTAACTGAAACATTAACAGTTTGTGTATTAACTCTACGAAATGGCTTTACCGTGACTGGTGAATCTGCTTGCGTTGATCCAGCTAGCTACAACCAAGAAATTGGCGAAAATATTGCTTATGAAAATGCCTTTGAAAAATTGTGGCAGTTGGAAGGGTATATGCTTAAAACTAAGTTGTACGATGAAAAATCTGCGCATTACCCGGAAGACATAAAGAATCAAACCCCTTTTAATTTTGGATACGCGCTTAATTTACTTAAAAAAGGTAAAAAAGTTTCTCGCGCAGGTTGGAATGGTAAGGGGATGTTTCTGTTTATTGTTAAAGGAGGTGCTATAACGCAAGCTGTTGCTGAACATTATGGTAACTCTGAACGACCAGAAACAAACTTACCAGTATTGGATGCAATTTACATGAAAACAGCAGATAACAAGTTGGTGCCTTGGTTAGCAATCCAAACTGATGTACTTGCTGAAGATTGGAATGTCATAGATTAAGTTTAAAAAAGAATTGAGTGCCATCGAAACCTTAGGCGGTGGCATTTGATATCAGGGCGACTTAGGTCGCCTTTTTTCTTAGCAACAGAAACAGAAAAAGGAAATTAAATGTTAACGATTAAAACAGAAATTGACGGTGTTGTTCATATCAGAGAAGCCGAGCACTTTGTTTTTCATAAACCGGGTTCAGATAACTTTAAATTGGCGTTAAAACTTGCTGCGCAGTGCAAGGTTGCGGATCCTTCTTGTATTGAATGGACACCAGCAAGCTATCGTAATCCTGAAATGACAGAAGTTTACGAAGAAGAAGAGCTTGATTGTTGGCATCGTAATATTGCTCCAGAAGGTGAAGTTATTGGTGTGCTTGTTAATTCACTTGATAACCGTGAGGTTAAAGAAATGTGCGGCAGTGAGATTACGTTTGTTTACCCCAACGATCATATTTATGTGACGAACGAACAAGGAAAAACAGTATTTTCACTTTAACCAATAAAAATGACCGCATTCTAAAAAGTGCGGTCATTTTTTTGTAAATTATATATTACATTTTTTGACTATTGCTTTTGGGTAGTATCGAAAAATCCCGAGAAAATATCTAAAAAATGTGATTTAAATATTACTTTTATCCTCACCAAGCAATTTTTCTAATGCGAATTGCAGTGTATATGGGTGCGGTCTATAACGAGGATCTGATTCATCTCTAAGATGATTGTAAATAGTCCCTCTAGAAACGCCAATCCTACGGCTTATTTCAGTCATAGAATAGCGTTTTTCTTTGAGAGCATTAATAAGCCGTGATAGGTATTCACGGCTAGGATTATAGTATTCTTCTGCGTTTGGCTTCATATTCTTAAACTTAACCCGGTTGTTTCTGTGAAATCTGCTTCTAGCATATCACAATATATAGCTTCTGATTTTGTAATTTCTTTAAAACTAATACCACGACGGTTTGAATAAGTAACATCATATAAATCCTCTTTTGTGAGAGCAATATGAACATGATTTATTTTTTCTTTAGCAAAATTTGCCGGTAAAGAAAATGCTAAGCCATTTCCGGTGTTAACAAGATTTTTAGCGCCAGTCATGATTAAAAATTTATTGCCGCCGAGTTGTTCTAAAATAATTTCTGCAATGTTCATCTTGATTTCCTTATTTATTAATCAGAGTGTGAATATCTAGCCTTAGCTGATGTGAAAATATTATAAAAATATGTTGCCATTGTCAACATATTTTGGTATATTTTAGTCATGTTAGATAAAAAGGAGATCAAAATGGCAGCAATGTCAGGTCAAAAAACAATTGAATTTGTAGCCAAAAAGCAAAGAAAAACATTGCTTGCGTTCTCGTGCGGGAAAGATGCGATTGCGGCTTGGCTTGCAATTCGTGATCACTTCGATGAAGTGATTCCGTATTATTTGTATTTAGTCCCGGATCTTGAGTTCGTCAATGAGCAAGTTGCGCATTATGAGAAATTTTTCGGTGTGAAGATAACACAATTGCCACATCCGAGCGTTCATAGATTATTGAATAATTTTGTATTTCAGCCCCCACAAAATCTTCGTATTATTGAAGATGCCGGCTTGCCTAATTTCGATTATCTCGATATTCAAAAGGTAATGTGCCACAAGTTCGGTTTGCCAAAAGATACATTAGTTGCGGATGGTGTGAGAGCAGCGGATAGCCCAATGCGAAGAATTGCTATCAACACGCATGGCAGTATTTCATTTAATCAGTTGAAGTATCATCCGGTGTGGGATTGGAAAAAACAGGATTTAATTGATTGCTTCAGAAAGCACAATGTGAAGTTATCGAAAGATTACAAAATTTTCGGTCGATCATTTGATGGGATTGATTTGCGTTTCTTATATCTCATTAAAAAACATTATCCGAGCGATTATCAAAAAATCCTTGATTTATATCCAATGGCAGATTTAGAAATTTTTAGATGGGAGTGCGCAAATGGCAAGCATTGATAAAAAATCTTTAAAAGAGCAAGCTAAAATCAAAGCTCAAAAGATTATTCACAAAGTTAAAGCAAGCAAAAGAAAAGAAAAAGCTATTGAGATGCCCGAGCCAACAGGCGATCCGGAGGTCGATAGCAGAAATGATTTAAATGCAGTATCAGAAGAATTCAGAAATGCAATCAAGCGTGAAAATAATCGCTTTGAGTTAGCAACAGATTCTGAATACTGGTTTGCAGTCTGCTTTCAAACGAGAGAGCAGAAAGAGTTCTTCTTGAGAGCTATGGAATTGTTTGAACATGGCGACAAGTACCTAGATGGTCAAGTGGTTGCCAAAAAGCTAGGTATTAAATTGCCAGAAGCGAAGGTTCCATACCGAACAGAAGGTAAAATTGACAAAAGCTATTTAGAGTTTGTCGAAGATTAAAAATTGGTAGTTCTCAAAATGACCTCAATCAGAAATGATTGGGGTTTTTTGTTATATGGAGATTGTTATGCGTCGATTTTTAACGTTAGCAAATGGTGGTGGGATTATGTATGTAGGCTCATCAGGTAGAAGAGCATCTAGCCCTAGCGGTGCTAGATCAAGTGGAAGTTAAAGGAGGCTTTTTATGCGTGGCTTTTTAAGTCGAGCGGCAGGAGCTGTACGAAACTTTTTCGGAGGTCGTCGTGCAGCAAATTCCAGTGGTTCTCGCTCATCTGGTTCTTAATTTTAAAAACAACCCCATGTAAAGGACGTTAAATGTTGAATAGCAAAGCAAAACAGTGTGGGGCGAAAACTCGTTCAGGCTGTAAGTGCAAAAATCCTGCTATGCCAAATGGGCGTTGCCGTCTTCATGGTGGAAAATCAACAGGCGCACCGGAAGGAAATAAAAACTCCGCCAAACCCGGTGCGATTTATTCTAAGTTTATGACCGATGAAGAATTAGAAATAGCAGAACAGGTCGAACTTGATAATTTAGATCAAGAGATAAAAGTTTATAGAATCCGCTTGTACCGTCTTTTAAAAGAGGAACGAGAACAAGAGGATAATCTAGAATTAAAAACAAGAACAACACAAACACCAGTTGTTGGAGGCTTACCGATTACCGCTGACGAAGGTGAGGAAGAAGATCTCATTGAAACAAAGCAGTATATAAAGAAAGATTACACCTCACTTATTAATCAAACTACAGCAAGGCTTCAATCTCTCATTTCTCAAAGAAATGCGCTCATTAGTACTAAACTTGATAATGAGAGAAAGAGAATAGAGCTTAACGCAATGAAGTCGGGCAGTGAGAGTGAAGAGGTTAAGTCAATTGTTGTTGAGGTTATAGACGCAAGGAAAACTTAATAATGCCTAAGTTAAATATACCTCAAGCAAAATTCCTAAGTATGAATAATAAATTCAGAGCTTATGTTGCAGGTTTCGGCTCTGGAAAAACATGGGTTGGATGTGGTGCGCTCATGAAACATTTCGCAGAGTACCCAAAAGTTAATGCGGGATACTTTGCTCCGACGTTCGGTCAGATTAAAGATATTTTCTATCCCACAATTGAAGAAGTAGCTTACGATTGGGGATTTAGTGTTGATATCAAATCTTCAAATAAAGAAGTTCACATTTACAGAGGTAAATACCATTACGGAACAATCATTTGTCGCTCTATGGATAATCCCTCAAGTATCGTCGGTTTTAAGATTGGTCAAGCTTTATGTGACGAACTTGATGTAATGCCAACAGCTAAGGCGCAGATTGCATGGCGTAAAATCATCGCTCGTATGCGTTATAAAATTGATGGGTTACGCAATGGTGTAGATGTAACTACCACCCCAGAGGGTTTTAAGTTTGTCTATCAGCAGTTCGTAAAAGAAATCAGAGAAAAACCAGAGCTTAAAGCACTTTACGGAATAATCCAAGCTAGCACTTACGACAACGAGGCAAATCTGCCAGATGATTATATAGAATCACTAAGACAATCATATCCACCGCAACTTATTGACGCATACCTAAATGGTCAATTTGTTAACTTAAGTAGTGGTACTGTTTATGTGAATTTCGATCGCTTATTGAGCCATAGCGATACAGTAATGGATCTTTATGAGCCACTTCATGTTGGTATGGACTTTAACGTGATGAATATGAGCGCGGTTGTTCATGTTGTACGCGGTGATTACGTTTATGCGGTAGATGAGTTGAAAGGGGTAAGAGATACGCCTGAAATGGCAAGGGTTCTTTCAGATAAATACCCAAATCGTCAAATTATCATCTATCCTGACGCCTCAGGGCAAAATACGACCAGTAAGGATGCCTCAGAATCTGATTTAAGTATTCTTCGCAAGCATGGTTTTGTTATTAGAGTTGGATCGCAAAATCCTTATGTACGAGATCGTGTTTTATCCGTTAATGCGGCATTTTGTAACATGAATGGCGAAAGACGTTATTTTGTGAACACAAATAAATGCCCATCCTATACGGAATGTTTAGAACAACAAGCCTATGACACAAATGGTATGCCAGATAAAACTGGTGGATTCGATCATTTAAATGACGCTGCCAGTTATTTTATCAATCACCACATGCCAATTATCAAACCAATTTCTAGACAGTCCTCACTAAAAGTACGCTAAGGATTTTATATGTTTAAAGTATCTGATATTTCGTCAGAAATGGCGAAATTGCATTCACGTGTCCGCATTATAGATGACTTGTTAGGTGGAACAGAGCGAATGAGAGAAGTTAGCAAAACCTATTTACCAAAGTTCCCATTAGAAGATGAGGAAACTTACAAAAATAGGTTAGAACGAACAACGCTTTATCCAGCTTTAGAAGAAACACTCTCCCAAATGAACGGGAGAGTTTTTTTTACCCCAATTAATATCACAAAGATCAACAATAAGCTTGCTAGTGAAATACTCCCGGATGTGGATATGGAAGGGAATAACCTTGATGTGTTTGCATCCAGTTGGTTTCACGCAGGATTAGCCTATGGTGTTAGTTATGTTCTGGTCGATTACCCAGTCACAAACGATGCCAAAACGCTAGCAGAAGAAAAAGCCATGGGGGCTAGACCTTATTTAGTTCACATTCATCCATCCTCGGTTTTGGGTTTTAAAACGGCTAGAATTAACGGTAAACGTGTATTTACTCAATTTAGATACCGTGAGTTCGTTGATGAAGAGAATGGAGAATTTGGGTTAAAACAGATTGAGCAGATCAATGTGTATGAGCGGGGAATAGTTCGAAAATTCAGAAAAATTGAAAATGCGAAAGATGGAGATAACGGTTATTACTTGCACGCTGAGGTGGAGCTTAAGCATTTAGGCAAAACTCTTGATTTTATTCCTATCGTACCTTTTATCACAAAACAAACTGATCACTTTGGCATTGGAAGACCTCCATTGTTGGAGCTGGCCCACTTAAATATTAAACACTGGCAATCCCAATCAGACCAAGACAACATTGTTAGTGTTGCAAGAGTTCCGCTCCTTGCTAGAACTGGAGCGGTTGAGGGGGAGCAGTTTCAAATTGGGGGTTCCGTAATTGATCTGCCAAGAGAAGGTAGTCTTTTCTATGTTGAGCATTCAGGTAATGCAATAGGTGCCGGGAAAGAATCAATTAAAGAGCTTGAATCTCAGATGTTGGTGGCCGGGGCAAAACTTCTTATCAAAAACATTATCGCCATGACTGAAAGTCAAGCAAGAGATGAGCAAGGAAAAGAAATCAGTCAATTAAGACTGTATGCCAACAAATTCGAAGACGCACTTGATTTAGCGCTTGAATATGTAGGTTTCTGGCTTGGTATTGAGAATGTAGGTAATGTTGAGATAAGCGGCAATATTGATAGTGAAATCGATCCTAACGCCTCATTGGATATGGTTATTAAACTGAACTCGGCTGGAGTCATTTCCACCCAAACAACATTTGAAGAGGCAAAACGCAGAGGTTTGCTATCTGATCATGCTAGTTGGGAAGATGAGCAAGCTAGACTAGAAGTCGAAAGTATGAGTGGAAATTTCCATGGAGAAAACAATGAGTATTGATGAGCAAATAGAACATCTGCTCACAGATCATAAAATCTTACTCTTTCGTTATGACGCCTCATTAAGACGAGAAATCGTAAAACGGCTCAATAAACTTCAAAAACAGATGTTGAGCCGTATTTCTGCTGTTGGGTTGGAAAATGCAAGTAAAAGAGATGTAGCAAAGTTACTTGGTGAGATAAAAGAACTTATCAAGAGTTACTACGTTGAAATGTATAGTTTTACAGATGGTGAGTTGCAAAGCCTTTTACCAATTGAAGCTTTGGCAATGATGGAAATATACAACCAGTCCGTAAAATTCGATTTATTCAACAAGGTGCCGGACTATAAGTTAAAAGCCAATAAAACCGCTCAAATCGTCGCCGGTTCACCTTTGTCTGATTGGTTCGATAAGCAGGGAGGCGATTTAAGTTTTAAGTTCTCCGGGCTAATTAGACAGGGTATTTTGGACGGTAAAGCAACAAGCAGAATCATCACAGAAGTAAATGAGCTGATGGTGCATTCACGTCGTTCTGCTGAAACATTAGTTAGAACAGCAGTAATGAAGGTTAACGACGAAGCTCACAAGCTTTTGCGTGATGAAAACATGGATATCATCAAAGGCGAGCAACACATAAGCACTCTTGACACGAGAACGTCAGAAGTTTGTCGTGCTAGAGATGGTTTAGTGTGGGATTTAAACCAAAAGCCAATTGGTGATCACAAGGTGCCGTACCAAAGACCACCATTACACCCAAACTGTAGATCAACCTTGCGCCTAATTATGAAATCTTGGCGAGAGTTAGGATTTGATGTTGATGAAATTCCAGAAAGCACCAGAGCCAGCATGGATGGACAGGTAAAAGCTAACATCACTTATGAAGATTGGCTTAAAAACAAAACTAAGGCGCAACAAGATGAAATCTTAGGCAAGGGTAAGGCTGACTTATGGCGAAATGGTGTTATCACTTTTCGGGATATGCTTGATCAGTCTGGGCGCCCCTTGACACTCAAAGAGCTTAGGGAGCAGTTTAAGTTAGGTGGTGTTGAAGGTGCCGTAAATGCTGTTTATAAACGCGCAAGTGAATTAGAGCCGGCATTTACAAATGATATGTTATCCATCGTTAAGCAATCTAATGGCTATTTAGATGGGTTAGATTATCGCTTGAAAAGCATTGATTCCATCACGCGCAAAGTTCAAATGGATATTATTAAAACCGGAATAACAGAAGGAGAGTCGCTAAGTAAAATAACTGATATTGTGCGTTATACCACAATTTTTGAGAGCAAGAATTTCACGCAAAATTATTTTCGAATGCAGAAAATTCTTACTGAAAAAGGTTATAATATCACCAGAGTTAAAAATACTTGGCGAAAAGGTGCTGTATATAAAGGCATTAATACAATCATTGAAAAAGATGGCATTAAATTTGAAATGCAGTATCACACTAAGCAGAGTTTTGACTTAAAGAACGGAAAATTGCATGAGTTATATGAAAAAGCAAGGGTTATTAATGGTTCAAGCGAAGAGCTTAAAAGGCTTAATGAAGAAATGAAGAATTTAAGTGATCAACTTGAAACGCCTGTAGCTATAGGAAAAATCAGGAATTAACAATGAAATATTATCTTGTTTTCCCAGACTCAAATAATCAATTACTTGTGAGAGGTAATGAATACGATTATTTAACGTTTGCCAAGTTTGATGTTGAAAAAAACGCTTGGGATAATTCTGATGCTTTTTACTGGGGTGATAAAATTTTAGCAAGTGATTTTATTGATTTTGATCAAATATCAGAAGAGATGGCAAATGAGTGGATTAGTAAACAAAAGTAATAAAGCTAAATCATTTGCTGAACGGATACACCATCATCAATTTGATAAAGCGGGACAACCTTATATTAATCATTTAGCGTTTGTAGCAGGCTTACTCGCTAACGAAAATGATGATGTAATTGCAACAGCGTGGTTACACGATAGTGTCGAAGATACAGAAGTATCACTCAGTGATATTTCTGAGCTATTTGGTTGTGTGATTGCTGATTCGGTTAATGCTATTACCAAAAGACAAGGGGAAAGCTACCAAGACTATCTCTCAAGAGTAAAATCTAACGACATTGCTCGAAAGGTCAAGATTGCTGATTTAACTCATAATATGGACCTAAGCCGTTTAGCAAAAATAACTGAAAAAGATATTGCCAGACAGCAGAAATATCAGCAAGCTAAACAATTTCTATTGACCTAGCTTAATCAACAGAATCGATTTAAAGGGAGTGAACTAATGAAAATTAGTGATTGTGAATATCAGGTGATTTTTCAGGAAGATGATGAGTTTCATGCAGCTATATCGTATAGCTCTGACAGTGGATTTGCATTCTTTTTGGTTGGTGGATGGATGGAATGCGAGAGTGAAAAGACACAAAGAAGAGCAAAAGAGGTTATGGATTGGATGTTAGATACTATTAATAGTGAAGAGCAAACCTATCTTGATATCCCGTTTACTCTTAAAGATATCACTTACTCCGTTATTGAAAATTATTTTATGTATGAAAATGAAGATGGAAAACTAATACTTGATAAAGAAGATAGATTGAAAGTAGAAAAGTATCGTCAAGATTTATTAGAACAGCTCGCTTTTCTTGATGAAAAAATCTTGTATATAGACAAGAAAAGCAAATAGTGAAAAACAACACCAAGAATAAGCCCCGCTGAAAAACAGTTGGGGCTTTTTTGTTTCCCATTTTTAACCAAACCGCAGCGTAGCAATACGTTAGCGGTTTTTTTTATTCCCGCCATTCAAGGAGTGGCGATCCAACGTGCTAGGCACATCAACAACAATCACGAGGTGATCTTTTATGTACAATTTTATGAATTTAGGTAAATTCTCGCAAAAATTTAATGACAATCCTGATGGACTTGGCGGTGGTGCCGGTGGTAACGGTGCTAGTGAGGCGAAATATACACAAGCCGATCTTGATAAAGCCATTAGCGAAGCAGTCGCAAAAGAAGTTGCTGGACTTAAAACAAAGAATTCTGAATTGCTAGGCGCTCAGAAAGATTTGAAAGAGAAGTTAGCTAAATTCGACGGCTTAGACCCAAAAACCATTAAAAATCTCATGACTCAATTCGAGAATGATGAGGAAATGAAAAAAATTGCTGAGGGCAAATATAAAGAAGTCATTGAAGCTCGAGTAAGCAAGGTCAACGAAGCAAAACAGCGTGAAATCGACGCACTCAATGCGAAACATCAAGAAGAAATGAATAAGCTACAAGCAAGCTTAGATCGCTATTCTGGATTGGTTCTTGAAAACGCTATCCGTAGTGAGGCAACCAAAGCAGGTGTTACCTTTGGTGCTGACGATGCTGTATTAAGAGCTAAGCTCACGTTTAAGCTTGATGACGGACTCGTTGTTCCAATTGATGAAAATACTTTTGGTGGTGATGGTAAGCCATTGACACTGAAAGAATGGTTCGAAAGCATGAAAGAAAAGGCACCTCACTGGTTCCCAGCATCGCAAGGCGGTGGTTCTTCTAATGGTAGCCAAAATGGAGCGAAAACAATGTCTCGCGCTCAATTCGAAAAACTCTCTCCTGCGGAACAAATGAAGACCATGCAGGATGGAATTACATTAACTAACTAAATTAAAAGAGGTCAGAAATGGCAGAACAAAATACTTTAACAGCAATCGCACCATCTCTTTATGCTGCGTTAAATACCGTTTCTCGCGAGATGGTTGGATTCATCCCAGCGGTTAACCGTAACTCAACAGCAGAGCGCGCGGCTTTAGGCGATGAAGTGACTGTACCAATCGCAAGTGCGGGTGAGCTTGAAGATATTTCACCGGGTCAACAACCTAAAAATTCAGGCGGTACCACTCCTGAATCAGTCAAAATCAAGATGGAGCACTCAAAAGCTGCTCCTATCATTTGGACTGGTGAAGATGAGAAACGTGTAAGTAACGCTGGTGTTTATAATGGCGTATTAGCTGATCAGTTTGCTGATGGTATGCGCAAGCTTGTTAACTCTATTGAGCGCGATGTCGCAAGCAAAGCGTTGATTGGTGCCTCTCGTGCCTATGGTGAGTATGGCAAAACACCATTTGGTACAGCGGGTAATTTATCTGACTTCGCTGGTGTTGCCCGTATTCTTGATGACAACGGCTGTCCTATCGTGGATCGTCAATTAGTCGTCAACTCTGGTGCGATGGCTAACTTGCGTGGTGTGCAGTCTGTTTTATTCAAAGTGAATGAGGCAGGTAGCGCAGATATGTTACGCGACGGCTACACAGATCGAGTGCAAGGTTTTGCCCTTCGCAACTCTGCTGGTATCTCAATGCATAAACAAGGTAATGCTGCGTCAAAAACTTTAAATGGTGGTGCGGCAACGGGATTGCGTGAACTTGCATTACAGGCTGGAACAGGTGATTTCAAAGCGGGTGATTTGATTTATCTAAACGATGATAAAAACAACATCTACACCGTGGCAGAAGATTTAGGCAACGGTGCGGGCAAATTGAAAATCAACGCACCGGGTATTGTCACTTCGATGTCTGGTAGTGAAACCATTACATTATTTGGCGACTTTACACCTAACTTTGCCTTTGACCGTAACGCTATTGTGCTTGCAACACGTGCGCCAGCACAACCAACTGGTGGTGATAGCGCGGAAGACGTTATGTTCTTAACCGATCCAGTTACTGGATTAGTGTTTGAAGTTCGCGTTTATCGTCAATACCGCCAAGTTAAGTTTGAAATTGGTATGACTTGGGGCGCGAAAGTTATTAATTCTCGCCACTTGGCAATTTTAGCGGGTTAACCTGAAACAACATAAAGAGCGTTCCGAAAGGAGCGCTTTTTTTATGGAGAAAGATTATGTTTTTTAGAATTGAGAAACAAAATGAGCAGCTAGTAGTACATCAAAGCACGCTTTCTGAGCATGAATCTCTAGGGTGGGTCGTTTTAGGACCAGAAGAAACCAAAAAAGATGATAAAGGCTTGTCTGCTTTGAAAGTAGATGAGTTAAAAGCAATGCTAACTGAAAAAGGAATTGATTTCGATCCTAAAGCCAAGAAAGATGACTTGATTGCCTTACTTAGCGAAGAAAGTTAAAAGTAAAGGGGGAAATATGGATTTAATAATCCCTAATGACTCCTACGTCACTTTGGAAGAAGCTAATAAATATCACGCCCACAGAAACAGTGCATTTGCATGGCAAGAGCTTGATGACGAAACGAAAGCAAGGCGTTTAGTGAGTGCATCGGATTTCTTAGACTTCAATTATCGCTTTCTTGGTAGAAAAGTAGATCCAACACAACCTCGAGCATTTCCTCGCACTAATACTGGTGGGACTGATAGTAAAGGCATTCCAACTTCGGTCAAATACGCCGTATTTGAGTTAGCTCTTTACGAGAATCTGAATGAAAATCCAGATAGTGAAATGTCTAGCGTTCGTGTTGGTCCTCTTTCGGTGAATTTCGAGAAAAACCCAGTATCAGGTAACGCAAGTAACCGCTTTGAATATGTAAAGAGCATTCTTGATACCTATTTGGATAAAAGCCAAGGTGGCGGCAAGGCTAGAATGTTAAGAGGGTGATATGTACGGTAGGCTAAAAAACATTTCATCATCACTCATCAAAAAATTTGGTTCTCCGTGTGTAGTGAGAATTGAAAAAAAAGGTGAGTACGATCCAGAAACAGGAAGTGTTAATACTGTTCAGGCAGTGGAAAACAAAGCTTTCTGTATTTTCGATAATCTTGCTTACGATTTTCCATCATACCGTGGCGATAGTGGCGCCAGCATGGTTAAACAAGGCGATGTTTTGATTTACCTTACGGCGGAAGCTAAGCCAGAATTAAATTCACATGTTGTAGTGAATGGTGAAACGTGGCTTATTGTTAAATTTCAGCCAATTAAGCCATCTAACACCGTCATCATTTACCAATGTCAAGCAAGGCGATTGGGTGGTTAATATGGGAAGTTTTGTTATTGATATAGCAAAATTCAGAGAAAAGCTCGGCAATAAAGCAGATCTTGTTCTGAGAAAAGTTGGGATTGAAACGTATGAAAAAGTAAAACAGAAAACACCAGTAGATACGGGGCAGTTAAGGGCGAGCTGGACTGTAAGTGTTAATGGAATGCCGCAGAATTATAATGGCGATACTTCTGCGCTTAATACTGCCAAGTTTGGTGACACTATTATCATTGCCACAGATAAACCATACGCGCCTGTTATTGAATATGGTTTATATCCTAAACCCGGAGGAATAAAAACTGAGAATGGTTTCTCCACACAAGCCCCCCAAGGAATGGTGAGAATTACTGTTCAAGAAATGCAAGCTTGGCTTAGAAGCAATCTAGGGAAATTCTACTAATGAAAGCGAAAATCAGGGCAATACTTCAAAGTCATTTAGCAAAAATAAGTGATATAGAAACTGCATGGGAAGGTGTAGAAAATGTATTAAACCTACCTTATCAAAGTGTGTTTCTAAATATCTCAAGTACGCTAACAGGTGCAATTAGCGATAAGCCTAAGGCGCAAGAAACAGGGTTCTTACAAGTCACATTGTATTACTCTTCAGGAAAAGGAACGGCTGAGATTGAAGAAAAAGCATCGCAAATAAGACAGCATTTTTATGGTAAATCTTTTGCTAAAAAAGGTGTTCAAGTGGTTATCCACTCGCCACCACAAATAGGTGGCACTTATCTGAATGACAACATTCTTGCGCTACCAGTAACTATTAATTTTACTGCCTATGAACTCTAAAGGAGGAACAACATGGCAACAAACGCACAAGGGGTTAAACGCAAGGTTGTTTTCTCCAAGGAGAAAACATTTGGCACAAAACCCACCGCAACAACAGGAAAGATTCTTACTCGAACAGAAATCTCCCTGAATACTAACTTTGAGAGTTTCTCAAGTAAAGAAATCCGCACAGATTTACAGCGCGCACCTACAGTTGTTGGTTTTGAGAAAGTAGAGGGCGACATCAAAGGTGAGCTTGCTTGCGGTCAATGGTCTGCTTTTTTAGCAGCCGCACTCCGTGGTGCTTGGACACTGGAGGCAAAGGCACCAATTATTAAAAAAACAACCGATGGCAATAACGAGAAGAATGGGAAAATCCTCGTAGTACCTGAATCTGGTCACGCAACTGAATCGTTCTGTATTGAAGATTTTTTCCAAGACGTCAGTATTAGTCGCGTGTATTTAGGTTGCCGGGTATCAAAAATCAGTATTGATGTTCAACCTAACGGAATTGCATCAATTACCACAACATTTCTTGGACAGCGCGGTGAAGAGTCCGCAACAGCCTATTACACAAATCCGACACCACAAATTCAGTCTGAAAAATTAGCGGGTGTAAATGGGCGCTTAATGCTCAATAAGAAAACCGCAGCGTTAGTAACAGGGTTTAAGTTGGATATTGACCTAAACGCCTCCAGTGAGCCTGTTCTAGGCGCTAAATACGCCCCTGATGTGTTCATTGGAACGGTTAAAGTTGATGGCTCATTTACGATGTACTTCCAAGACAAGAAGATGATCGACGCTGTTAGAACTAGTGAAAATCTTTCTTTAGCCTTGCGGCTAGATGCAGGTGACGCTACTAATGCTGATTACATGAGTATTATTCTCCCCGGAATCAAGGCGACCTCCATTGATATTGATGACGGTGAGAAATTATTGATGCAAACCTGTAATTTCAGCGCATTCCCAGACGTTTATGATAGCGCAAGCCGGATCGACGATTCCCTGAAGAAACCTACGACGATCATCATTCAAGATACTTTAGCCTAATTAATACAAATCAACACAAGCCACTCCATGAGAGTGGCTTTTTTTATTCCACAGAAATAGAGGACATGAAATATGGATTTATCCACATTAGACATTCGCAAAGCTTCAGAAGAAACCTACCGTTTTGAAGTGTTACACCCTGTGACAAATGAAAAAACAGGTGCATTCATTGATGTTTATTCTTCCCAAAGTGATGTTGTTCGCAAGTTTGCTAATGGTATTTTCCGTAAGCTCCAGAAAGATGATCTTGAGAGCAAGCGTTCACGTCGTCCTAAATTACGTGATCTGGACGATATTGAGCAGGAAAGTATTAATAACGCAATTGTGCGTGTTGCTGGCTGGGAAAATGTCGAATGGGAAGGTAAAGCGCTAGAGTTTAACGATGAAAACGTTAGTAAAGTGCTTAATAAATGCCCTTGGTTATGCTCTCAAATCGTTGAGCATTCAGATGACTTGGGAAACTTTCTAAAGAGCGGATCGAAAGATTAATTGATTACGCTCGAGCAGAATTTAATCTTAATAAACCAGTCAAAAATAGCGATGCAACATTAAGAGAACATCTACAGGCTGTCTGGGAGCAGACTGGAATTAAGCCTGATGAGCTGAATACACCGGAGCCACCTAGTGGGTTGATGTATTTATTCAGCTATTTTAATGAACTTTCGTTATCTAGACAGTATGGTATGGCAATCAATCCTATTTCATACTCAGATATTCTTGCATGGTCCATTCTTACAAAAGTAAGTTTGGCAGCTTGGGAAATCGAGGTTATTAAGAAAATCGACATAGTTTATCTAAACAGTCAAACTGAAACATAAGCCAAGGTTAAGTGCCTTGGCTATTTTTATGGTAAGAGTATGAGAGTGTTTGAATATGCGCCGCAATGGGGCATGGAAATGAAAAAAAAGCCAAACGTAAATGCGATTAGCTTTGGCGACGGCTATGAACAGCGCATACCTAAAGGTATAAATAACAAACTTCGAACTTACTCTGTTTCCTTTGTAGGAAGAGAAGAGTTGATTAACGAGATCGATCAATTTCTTGACGATCATGGAGCGGTAAAAGCTTTCCTTTGGACACCTTATAATTCAATTATTCAAGGAAAGTTTAAGTGTGAAGAATGGAGTATATCTCACAGAACGGGTTTTTTTACACTGTCTGCGGAGTTTAAAGAAGTTATTGCTTAAATTGGTGGTTTTTCATAGAAAAAACTCCTTCTTTTTTATAAAATGAATAGAATTAAAGAAAAGGAGTGGATATGAAAAAACTATTGAAGTGGATATTTATCATTTTATTTGTATTTCCTGCTATTTTTGGTTTTTTAGTTTCACTGAGCAAGAATACTAAAGAAGAGAAAGAAGTTGTTAATAACACTGAAAATAAGCAAAAAATTGAGCAAAGCAAAGATGATTTTAAAAGCAAAATTATAGAGAATGCTTATTTTGCGATGACTAAAAAAGACAATCCTAAGACATACAAGGCTTGGGGGAGTGAATGGATAAAAAAAATAAACGATCTTGGTCCATTAGCTGGTGAGCTTGTAGCAAAATCAAGGTCATGTGATAAGGTTGTGGATATTGCCTTATCGGACACCAAAAGCAAACCAAAGAAGAAGATCGTTTTCTACGTTGATTGCAAGAATAAAGAGAGATTTTATATCAGCGAAGACGATATAAAGAGCCAAAATAAAGTTTTTTCTGTTAATGAGTCCTTTAAAAATATTGACTCAGAAAAATATTATAAAGCTTGCCTCAGTGGAATTAAATCTAGAGCTAATCATCCTTCAACGGTTGAAACGAGCATTTTTGGGCGTGCTATTGGATCAACTCCAACTGGTGGTGTTCTTGTCCGAATGGATTTTACTGCCAAAAATTCATTTGGATTAGAGGAGAAGTTCACAGCTGCATGTTCTTGGGATGATGACAAATCCGAGATAAATATTTATAACAGATAACTAGTAAAAAATGATAATCAGACCGCATTTTTATGCGGTCTTTTTTTATCCCATAAACTATAGCGATCCCTAAGAGTTAATGCTTTTAGGGATTTTTTTATCATAAAAATTTATGAGGTTGATATGACAGATTTTGCCAAACTTCACCTAAATGTAACATCATCTGGTATTGATAAAGCTGATAGAGACCTCGCAAAGCTACAAAGTAGTGCTGGAAGAGCAGAAAAGCACATTGAAAGCCTTGTTAAAACAATTGGGCGATTAAAATCACTTCTTGCTGTTGGTTTGGGTATTCAAGGGATCAGCACGATTATTCAAATGACGGACAAGATGACCGCGTTAAATGCTCAAATTAAATTTGTGACTAGCTCAACGCAAGAATTTAACAAGGTTCAGCATGAATTATTCGATATCGCGCAGAGAACACGCGGAAGTTTAGAAGCAACAACTACGCTTTATGTTCGTTCTTCAAGAGCATTAAAAGACTATGGGTATAGTCAAAAGCAAGTGCTTGGATTTACCGAAACACTTAACAAAGCAATGGCTGTTGGTGGTGTTGGTGCGCAAGAACAAGCGACGGCTCTATTTCAGTTATCTCAAGCATTGGGTTCTGGTCGATTGCAAGGTGACGAGTTTAGATCTATTTCTGAGGCTGCTCCAATTATCTTAGATACGATTGCTGAGTATATGGGGAAATCTAGAGCAGAAGTTAAAAAGCTAGCTTCAGAAGGAAAAATCACCTCCAAGATAATTTTTGAATCAATTAGTGGCGCAAGTGAGAAAATCTCGGAATCATTTGAGAAAATGCCCTTAACTTTCGGGCAATCAATGACCTTATTACAGAACTCAGTTTTAAATTGGGTTTCTGAAATCAGCACTTCAACTGGAATAGTCAGCACTTTATCCAAGTGGGTATCAACCCTTGCTTTAAATTTTGATAGTTTCGCCAAGGCGGCTATTTACGCAACATCGGCTTATGCAGCATTTAATGTTATTTCTCTAGCTTCTAATTTCAAATCTGCTAATGCAGGCGTTGGATTGCTTACGTTTGGTTTTAGAAGTCTAACTGGAGCGGTAAGAGGTGCTACTGTAGCAATGTTAGCAAACCCAATTGGAATGCTTACTGTAGCTATTATTGGTGCCGCTTATGCGTTTGATCAATTTATTAGTGGTATGGAAGTAGGTGCCTCCACGATGAACGCAACATGGGGTGATGTTGCGCTTGGTGTATGGGAAGACTTTAAAACTGTTGTAGGCGATGTAGCAGATTGGTTTGTCCTTACTTGGAATGACGCGACGGACACACTGGGGGATATATTTGGCGGTGTAGTTAATACTGTTATTTCATTTGGTGGAACGGTCCTTGATTATTACAAGTCATTAGTAAATGGGATCCTTGGTGCGTGGAACTTTGGATTTGATGCCATTAAGATTATTTGGGGTAATTTTCCTGCTGTCTTGACTGGTTATGGTAAATCAGCAATTAATGGACTTCTTAGCATAGTAGAAAGTGGTATTAATAAGGTTATAGACTTTCTCAAAACCCCAATCGAACTCTTAAATTTAGCATCCAAAACTTTTGGTGGTGGTGATATTGTTGATACATCTGGTTGGAAGGTTGACTTAAATGATTTTAAACTCCCAGAAACACCAATTGAAAAAGAAATAAAAGATAGATTGGGCGCAGCACTAACAGAAGCATTCAGCCAAGACTATATTAAAGACGCTATTGATGGAACATTTAGTTACTTAGCAGAAGCTGGAGATAGATACGCTTCCAAACAAAAAGCCCTAGGTAGTGAGTCTGTAAATCTACATAAGCAGAACGAGGCTTTAAAAACTGAAATTAGCGAAAAGGCAGCTAAAGAGCGTCTAAAACTGCTTGAAAAGTATATGCCAGAGATCAAGATTCGCAACGAACTGCAAAAACAGCTCAAAGAGATTGAGCAATTAAGAAGTAGCGGAGCTATTAGTAGTGATGACGCAAAATACGTTTCAAACAAAGCAAGGTGGGATTCTGCTTATGAGTTAGCTGATGTTGCCAAAGAAAAAGCCGTGAGTTTTGAAGATAGACTCAAAGGAACTTATGATCCGGCTCAAGATGAAATGAACAAGTTGCAAGAAAGATTAGCGTTTTATAAATCTTTCAATGAGCAGAAGCTTTTGTCAGATCAGGAGTTGTCTGAAAGGCAGAAAGCACTTTGGGATGAGTATAATCTCAATAAAAAGAACCAAGAGCTTGATATGTACGCTGATAGTTTCTCTGCAATGAGTTCAGCATTGATGGACACGACAGAGTTAATCGGTCAAGCGGCAGGTAAACAGTCAGGTATTTATAAAGCTATGTTTGCCGCGTCAAAAGCATTTGCTATTGCTGAGTCTATTGTCAAGATTCAACAAGGTATTGCTAACGCTTCTGCTTTGCCATGGCCACAAAATCTAAGTGCAATCGCAAGTGTCATTTCTGCCACTTCAAGTATCGTTTCTACCATTTCAGGAACAACAATGAACCTTTCAGGGCAAGCTCACTCTGGGATAGATAATATTCCAAGAGAGGGGACTTGGTTGCTTGATAAAGGTGAGCGTGTTGTTGATAGTCGGACTAACCAAGATTTGAAAAAATTCTTAGCTAATCAACAGAAAGGAACTTCGAACCAAGGTAAGCCAGATATAAAGGTGAATATTATCAATAACGGTGAGCAAGTCAAAGCTAAGGCTGATGTAAAAGAGAGAGACGGGCAAATTGAAGTTACCGTTGAGCTTATTAGACAGATATCTAGACAAGTGGTTAATGAAACAATTGAAGATAACTTTAGGCAAGGAGGTGTGTTCGCATGATCAGCGCAGAAATGAAACTTGAGCTTTCAAAGCTTGAGCAAAACGCCATGATCGACTTGTTTGAAGTGGATTTACGCGGTCTGAAAGATAAAGACGGCATGAATGGTGAGTTATACCGCTTTTATGCCGGTACAAACGAAATGCTTAATCCAATTGTGTGGCAAGGTAACACTTATCAACCGTTTGGGGCAAGCGCGACGGGTTTTTCAATGTCTGGTCAAGGTCCATCAAACCGCCCACAATTAACGCTCGCGAACTTCAATGGGTTTGTGACGGGAATTGCCAATCGGTTTGATCAATGTCTTGGTGCGATCGTGCGCAGACGACAGGTCTATGTACAACATCTTGATGCAGTAAATTTTAAAGATGGAAATACACAAGCAGATCCAACGCAAGAAGTACCTAGTTTTTTTATTATTGAGCAGTTATCTGTATTAAAGCGTGACGTTGCCGTGTTTGTGCTTGCGTTACCAACGGAAACGGACAACGCGTTTATTTCCTCTCGCACAATCGGGATCCACTGCGGTTGGCTGTATCGTTCTGCGGAATGTGGCTATACCGGTCCACCCGTCGCAGACGAGAAAGATCAACCCACAAAAAATCCGAAAAAAGACAAATGCAGTTGTTTAATTAGCGGTTGCAAGTTAAGGAACAATACGCGCAATTACGGCGGATTCGTTTCTGTTAATAAGTTGAGTTAAAAAAATGAATGAAAAGCTAAAACAAATATTAATCGACTACGCAAAACAATGTGAGCCGTACGAAATGTGCGGTTTTGTTGTTTTTAACGGTCAAGAAAAAATTTTCATCGCTTGTGAAAACATCGCTGAAGATAAAGAGAATCACTTTGAAATCTCAGCAGATGATTTCTTAAAAGCAAATCAATACGACGGCATTGTCGCTCTTGTTCATTCACACCCTGACGGCAAGCCGCTTTTATCAACAATGGATCGTCAAACACAGATGTTCTCAAATCTTGATTTCTGGCTTGTTTGTCATGACGAGATTCACGAATTCCCTGTCATTCCGCATCTTCTGGGACGTGATTTTATTCATGGTGAAATGGATTGTTACACGCTTTTTCGTGATTTCTATCGACTTGCTGGAGTTGATTTCCCGAATTTTGAACGTGACGATTTTTGGTGGGAAGACGGTCAGAATCTGTATCTAGATAACATGGAAAGACACGGTTTTGAGCGTGTGAGAGATGAAAGTTTAGTGCAAATTGGCGATGTGATTCTGATTCAAGTCGGCGCAGATGTGCCGAATCACGCGGCGATCTATATCGGGAATCAGCAAGTATTGCATCACAGTCCGAAACGGCTTTCTAAGCGTGATCTATATGATGGTTATTGGCTCAAGCACACTCACAGCATTTGGAGATTCAAACAATGGTCAACGTTAAATTTTACGGCAGTCTTAGACAGTTTGGAACTGCATTCAAACTAGATATCGAGAACGCATCAGAAGCTATAAAAGCACTCACAACACAAATTCCGAAGCTAAGAGAATTTATTCAAAAAGGCTATTTCACGCTAAGAATCGGCAAAGAATATATCGACAATCGATATTTGGAAAAGGGCTTGTATTACAAGCTAAAAGAAGGAATGGCCATTCATTTAACGCCAGTTCTGAAAGGTTCAAAGCGTGGAGGCGTATTTAATGTGATTCTTGGAGCTGCTTTAATGGCTGCATCGATATTTGTGCCAGGTGCAAGCTTATTTGGAGGGCTTATTACAAAAGGCGCAGTATTCGGTATGGGAGCTGCACTTGCTCTTGGTGGTGTTGCTCAAATGTTGACTAAGCCGCCAGAAATGCAAAGTATAGGGAATGATACAGAGAAAAAACGATCTACTTCATTTTCTAATCTTTTGAATATGGCCGCACAAGGGAGGATGGTCCCATTAGCTTACGGTCGAATTCGATGTGGCAGTCTTGTTATTTCGCAAGGTGTACAGACGCTTGATGTAAATATCGTTGAGAAAAATCAGAAGACAGGGTTTTCAAAGGGATAGATTATGGGTGGAAGAAAAGGTGGTGGTGGTCATACACCATACGAAGCACCAGAAAGCGGACAATCCAAACAATTTGTTTCAATTGTTGAGATCGTATCAGAAGGACAAATTAAAGGGTTAGTTGATGGTGTCAAATCTGTTTATTTAGACAATACACCGCTACAAGCAAGCGACGACAGTTATAATTTTAAAAATGTTGAAGCACAAGGACGTATTGGTACACAAGATCAAGAAGTCATGGAAGGTTTTAATACTTCTGAAAAAGAGATTGCAGTTAGCACACAAGTAAAAAAACTTACACCTATTACACGCACGGTCACAGATAGAAAAGTCAGTCGTTTACGGCTAACCCTCGGGGTTCAATCGCTTTTTCATCAAAATGAAAAAGGCGATACATACGGCTCAAAAGTTGATTTTACAATAACAATCGGTGAAAGAAGTCATCTTGTATCAATAAGCGGAAAGTACAGCTCTCAATACTTGAAACAAGTTGAATTTGGCGACCTGCCACCGGTTCCATTTCAAGTTAAAGTTGAACGTGTGAATGCGGACAGTAAATCACAGCGTTTGCAGAATAACACGATCTGGGCGAGCTACACTGAAATCATCGAAACGCAATTTGCGTATCCGAACACCGCAATTCTTGGCATTCGTTTTGATTCGGAATATTTCAGTTCAATCCCGAACCGAACCTATGAAATTTACGGTATCGAAATGAAAGTGCCGAGCAATTACGATCCATTTGAGCGCACTTATACGGGATTTTGGGACGGTACATTTAAGATCGCGTGGACCAATAACCCGGCTTGGATTTTATACGATTTGATGACAAATAAACGCTATGGTCTTGGCTGGCGTTTAGGTGAATTCAACGTTGATAAGTGGGCGTTATATCAAGCTGCGCAATACTGCGATCAAATGGTGCCGGATGGTTTTGGTGGACAAGAGCCAAGATTTACTTGCAATGCGTGGTTAACAGATCAGCGCAAAGCATACGATGTGATTAATGACATCTGTTCAATCTTCCGCGCGATGCCTGTTTGGAATGGTCGTGAGTTCACGGTCGTGATGGACAGACCGGCAGATCCTGTGTGGACGTACACAAATGCTAATGTAATTAGCGGGGAGTTCTCTTATCAATGTTCAGCACAGAAAGCGCGACATAATGAAATTCACATCGAGTATATCGACGCGGATGATAGCTATGAACGAAAGATCGAGGTTGTTTCTGATGATGATTTAATTCGTCGTCACGGCTTAAACGTTAAAAAAGTGACAGCATTTGCTTGCACGTCGCGTGGACAAGCGTTTAGAACGGGGAAATGGATACTTGAAACAGAGCGGTTAGAAACAAAAACAGTAACGTTTGCGGTTGGTGCCGAGGGGCTGATGCACATCCCGGGCGATATTATTCGTGTTGCAGACTGTGATTATGCTGATACTAACATCGGTGGTCGTGTTCTTGATATTAATGGTAATAAAGTCACACTTGATCGTGAAATTGAAATCAACGGAAACAGCCATCTTACGTACATTGACGGTGAAGCGAAGCATAAAGATATTCGTATTGTCAGTAAAAACGGCAAAGAGGTTATGCTTGAATCTGAGCCAGTAGGACTAGCTGAGCTTGGTGTGTGGTCTTTGACTACGCAAGAAATCAACGTGCAGTTATTTAGAGCGTTGACGATCAATGAAGAAGAACAGGGTCAATACACAATTGTCGCACTTCAACATGAGCCACAAAAAGAGGCTATCGTGGATAACGGTGCTGTGTTTGAACCGCGTGAAACCACGCTTTCTACTGCCGGACTTGATAAAGTTAGTCACGTTAACGTGCAGGCTAATGGTGACGGTGTTGCACTAAGTTTTGACTATGTCGTCAAGCACAGCGCAATGGTTAAATACCAGATAAAATTATATAAAGCCGGAACGTTTTATAAAATTTACGACGATTTAACATCGCCTAACTACAAATTCACAGGTTTGCCAGACGGTGAATATACCGCAGAAATCCGAGCTAAAAACGAGCAAGGACAGCTATCAGAGGCCGTTACAAAGTCATTCAATATCAGCTTTGCTGTGAGTGAATTAACGACAGTATCGAAAGTGTTTGGCATATTGTTGCAGTGGAAAAATCCTGTTTTTGCCAATCCTAACTCAGCGATTGAAATATGGACGAGTACTGACAATCAATTCGAGAACGCGAGAAAGCTTGTGTCTCTTTCTTACCCTACGAGCGAGTATTTATTCAGCGGTCTAGGCGTCAATGAAAAACACTATTTTTGGGTGCGAATGATTGACACAGCAAATGGCAATGCTGGGGAATTTACAAAATCAGTCGTCGGCACGTCTGAGAAATCAGGCAAAAAGCTTGTTGAGTACATTCAAGGACAAGTAACAAAAAGCACTCTTGCGAAAGATTTAGCACAAGAAATCACGCAGATCCAAGCAACAGCAAGTGAAGCTACCGATTCAGCAAAAATGGCACTCTCACGCATTGATAGTGAAGCAACAACACGCGCTGAACAAATCAAGCAAGAAGGCGAAAGCATTAAAGCTAGCGTTAGAAAAGAGTATGAGAAAAACGCAAGTGCAATCTCTAATCTAGAGAAAACAACGCAAGATCATGCACTACAAATCTCAACCGTTCATTCTAAGTTTAATCAGCTAGAAATCGGTGGTAGAAACTTACTGAAACATAGTGAAAAGCTCAATAAAAACTGGGGAAAAAATAGCGGTGTAACGCTTGATACGGATCACGGCATTGCGATACTGACTGCCAACGGTCGATTGGTCGCACTAAGTCAAGTGCTCATTGAAGATCAGGTGGAAGTCAAGGACGGTAAAGTCGTGCTTTCGTTTGACGCTTTATCGAACAAAAGTGGCAAGCTTAATCTTAGATTAAGACGATATACCGGCAGTACTCATTCTGACATATCGGCTTATGTAACAGTCGATTCACGCGACTACAAGCGTTACTCAGTAGTCTTTGACTATCAAAAATCGGAAGGTCAAACGCGATTAAGTGTTGAGATTGTAACGTATGAAAAAGATGGTACAGTTTTCAATATTAAGAAACCTAAACTTGAACTCGGCAACATCGCAACGGACTGGACGCCAGCCCCCGAAGATGTTGACGTGGCTATCTCGGAAGTAAGCGCGGATATTATTCAACACAAGCAATCACAAGCGACTGTGAATAAATCTACTGCTGACAAGCTAGACAGTCTAACTGCTAGAGTTGGATTGAGCGAAAGTGAAATACAGCTAATTCAAAAAACGGCTAGCGAAAAAGACAAATCTTTCTCTACAAAACTAGAAACGCTCGATTCTAAAGTGGCGCAAAATACTAGTGGCATTTCTGACTTAAAAGAAACGAAAGCTAGCAAAGATGAAGTGGCGTCACTTGCGAGAAAAGAGTTAAAGTCAGAATGGACTGATGAAGTCAATGCAACTAAGTTAGATTTAACATCCAAAATCACAGCACTTGAGCAGACGGTTAGCAATGAAAACAAGTCGCTTGCAGTCAAGAGTGAAACGCTTGAAGCTAAGTTTAATCAGTTGCAGATTGGTGGCAGAAACTTACTGAAACATAGTGAAAAGCTCAATAAAAACTGGGGAAAAAATAGCGGTGTAACGCTTGATACGGATCACGGCATTGCGATACTGACTGCCAACGGTCGATTGGTCGCACTAAGTCAAGTGCTCATTGAAGATCAGGTGGAAGTCAAGGACGGTAAAGTCGTGCTTTCGTTTGACGCTTTATCGAACAAAAGTGGCAAGCTTAATCTTAGATTAAGACGATATACCGGCAGTACTCATTCTGACATATCGGCTTATGTAACAGTCGATTCACGCGACTACAAGCGTTACTCAGTAGTCTTTGACTATCAAAAATCGGAAGGTCAAACGCGATTAAGTGTTGAGATTGTAACGTATGAAAAAGATGGTACAGTTTTCAATATTAAGAAACCTAAACTTGAACTCGGCAACATCGTAACGGACTGGACGCCAGCCCCCGAAGATGTTGACAGCACTCTTTCAGAAGTAAATGCGAGCATCTCTTCGCTTAAAAATACGACGGCTGAGAAAGAGAAAGCATTCTCTCAAGAAGTTAGCACAGTCAAAGCGGAAATCGTTGGCGCAAAAGCATTGATAACATCGTCAAGTCAAGCAATCTCTAGTCTTGACGGCAAAGTGCAATCAATGTACACGTTGAAAACTGAAACTGTCGCTGGCGGTCGTAAAGCGATTGCCGGCATCGTACTTGGTGCGGACGGTCAAACTGCTGAATCACAAGTTATCATTTTTGCTAATAAGTTCGCTATCGCAGATCCGAACAGTAACGCATTAAAAACTCCATTTGTCATTTCAACACACAACGGACGTTCACAAGTTGCTTTGGCTGGCGATTTAATCGTTGATGATTCAATCACTGGTAACAAGATTCAAGCGAATAGCACAATCACAGCTCCAAATATTAATGGCGGTGTAGTGAATGGCGGTTCGTTTACTGGCGGAAGTATCGACATCGGAAATGGAAACTTTACTGTTGATAGCGCCGGGAATTTAACAGCCAAAAATGGCGTATTCAGTGGCAGATTAGACGGTGCGACTGGTCGATTTAAAGGTGAGCTGGAAGTAACGAAACTGATTGGCGGTGGTGTTATTGAGCAAATCGTTGCAACAATGACTAAGACAGGGACACGTAGTGTTAGATACGCATATAGCGTTTACCACCGTGATGGTGACAGAACTCGATATGGTACTGTTTACGTTCCAATTTATGCAACAACGATCAGCATTGATCCATATCCCGTCGATCGATATGTAAAAATAGGCGACGAACTATCTTTTGTATTAAAAGCAAATCAAGCTTTTACTAAAAAATATGAAAGAGTCGGTACGTACTTACAGAACAATGAGCGTGCCACACCAGTCGATCCGGACAAAAACTTACTCATTATAAGCTACGCCCTATCAGATACTGGCACAATCTCTTTCTCATAATTCAAGCCCTATTTCTAGGGCTTTATTTTTACTAAAAGGAAAACACAATGAAATACATCGAAAAAACAATTGAAGATTCACAAACTGGCGCAAACGCAAGCTATCACGAGCTAGTGTCATTTACCGTTGACTACAACAACAGCTCCGTGACTTCGACTACAGCGAGCTATGTATCTAAAAAAGCGAAAGATGGAAATAAAAAAGCACTTTCTTTTAATTCGTTTTACTTGAACTCAGTTCCAGAACGTGGCGAAAGTGCGCATGACTGGGTGTTAAATCAGTTAGTGCAGCCACAACCAGAAGATTACCAGCATGACGGACAGTCTGTGAATCCGTATATGTTTGCTGGTGGACAAGTAAAAAACGACTAATAAAAAAGGGCTAAATGCCCTTTTTCTCAAGAATGTTAGTGAGGACAGCTTAATATAAGCTGGTTGTCTTTTTCAAAGACAGTATTTTCGTTAAATGTAATCGTTGGAGAAAATTCAATTTCATTTGCTGATAATTTATATATTTTTGTTTTATTTTGTGAGATAGATCACAATTAACATTTTCTAAGATATGTTTTGCACTTTTTCTAAAATAAAAAAAAGCGACCCTAAGATCGCTTTTCCTTTCCGCTTATACAGCGGTTAACTTTCTAAGTAAACTATAATGTAGAATTTACTTTTTATACAGATTTTAAAGTCCGTATTATTTTTTTCTAAGCCGCTTTCATTCAGCGGTGATTTCATGTTACATCTATTTCTGATGTTTGCAAGTTATTTTTCACAAAGCTTTATTGCGGCATAATAGCGCACAAGATTATCATATTGGTCGTGCGGTAGATTTTCGTAGTCATCAACGCTAATTTCCACTGCTTTATAACCACTTACTTTTTTACCCTTATTTTCAACGCGTAAGATGTAGTTTTCATCATCTTTTCTATAAACAGCCACGGACACATTGTTAAGTGCTACGCGGCCAGCAGAAAATAAATACTCTAATCCGTCGGTTTCGTCTTTATCAAATCCCTCTTTTTCTACGAACTCGTCAGCCCATTTTCTCAATTCACGCATAATCATTTCAAATTGCTCGTCTTTGAGTTCGCCAACAACATTTTCTAGCTCTTCTCTCAGCTCGTTAGTGCAATCATTTCCACCGTATTCGAAAGTCCATTCATCGTCATCATCTTTTTGATAAGCCATTGTAGTTGCCGGTTCGCCATTAATTTCAATTGTAAAATATACGTCATATTGACCGTCATCAAATACTTGATAATCGAAAGAAAGAATATTTGTTGATAAACAAACTTCTTTTCCGTTTAATTCGATATTTAGCACTTTATTCATTTTCAAGATCTCCGTTTCTGCTAGCTTTAAAAACCATTTACTCATTGTTAAGCCGTTCACTTCTGCTGTTTTTCTAAAGAGTTCTTTTTGACTATCTTGAACTCTTATTTGAATTTGAGAAGATGCCGTGATTTCTTTCACCGCATTTTTATTCCCAATTTTTCCTGTTTGTTTCATTATTCACCCGCTACTTCATAGTATCTTTTGATTGCTGCTTCGTATGCTGCACACTCTGCAGTGTCTTTGTTCATAAAACCTCTTTCATCTGCTGTTGCTTCGTATGCTCTGCGTGCTTTATTTACTTCTTTAATTGCTTTTCTGATTTCGCATACGCGATTGAAAATCTGTTCTGCGCTTTCGTTTCTGAAGTTAATCCAGAAAGTTGATTTTTGTGTTAAAGCTAATGCGCAAATTGCTGTTGCTTGTTCGTCATCGCATTTAACTAAGATTTCATAACGAATTTTTTCAGCCCATTCTTTTTGTTTCGTTGAGCCAGTTAACGCTACACCACCGAATTGTTTAGCATAAGCGCGAAAACCTTTAGCATCTGATGATACTGACTTGCGAACTACCTTTTTAACGACTGGCTGATACGGTAAACCAGTTTCTGCATCGTACCATTTACCATCTTCAGCACGTGTTGGCATATCTGCCTCGTTGTACCATTCTTGAAAAGTTGTATAAGCCATTTTAGTATCTCCTTTTGTTCTTGTTGAGATAATAATATGCCTTCTATTTTGTTTTGTCAATACAAAACGAAATAGAAAATAAAAGAATATTTAGAATATGTGAATCAGATCACAAAATTGATTTTAAGAGTGTTGATTTGTTCAACATCGTATAGATGGCTTAGAAAAAATTGCGAAATTATTTGCATAGTTTATCAAAATTAAGTACGCTCACCAGTGACAGGTAAAGCCTAGTATCACTGCGAAGCCTATGGTATCGTAAGCGTATGTTAAGTACGTCAGCACTAGGGTCTGTCACCACAAGTTTTCAAGCCGTCAGTTTTATGATAAATTGGCGGCTTAATTTTTTGTGCAAAAGGAAATTAAAATGGCTGAGAACATTATTGTCGTACAAGACACAGAGATTAGAATTACAAATCGAAATGGTGAAGATTACATTAGTCTTACCGATATGTGTAAAGCATTTGGCGATGGTGATCAGCTAATCAAAAACTGGCTACAAAACAAAAATACGATTGAATTTCTCCAAGTATGGGAAGAGCTGAATAACCCTGATTTTAATTTGGTGGAATTACACCAAATTAAAAATAACATTGGCTTAAATCGTTTTGTAATGTCAGTAAAAAAGTGGTCTGCTACGAATGCTATTGGCTTAATTGCTAAAACTGGACGCTACGGTAGTGGTACATACGCACATAGAGACATAGCCCTTGAATTTGGTTCTTGGCTAAGCCCAGAGTTCAAACTCTACCTCATCAAAGAGTTCCAACGCTTAAAACAGAAAGAAGCTGAAGATAATAGACTAGAATGGAATGTCAAACGCATTCTAAGCAAAGCGAACTACCGCATTCATACCGATGCCATTAAAGACCATTTAATCCCAAGATTGCTTAATACAAAACAACACCAATTTGTTTATTCAAGTGAAGCTGACATATTAAATCAAGCCTTATTTGGGCAAACTGCGAAACAATGGCGTGATGAAAATCCTGACTTAAAAGGCAATATGCGAGATTATGCAACAGTAGAACAATTAACGGTTCTTGCTGGACTGGAAAGCCAAAATGCCTTATTAATCCAGCAAGGCATATCTCAAGAAGAACGCCTTGCCATACTTAATCGCCTTGCTATTCAGCAAATGAATTCATTATTGCAAACAAAAGCAATAGGACAACTCAAAGAAAAACCATTACTTGAAGAATAACCCTAAAGCCTGTTTACAACACAGGCTTTTTTATTTATTATTTACCTAAGGTCTCAAAAGCCTTTCCAAAAACGGTTATCTCAATTCACCCCGTTAGTGTGATTTTTTTGTATCTAAAATTTGTGCTTCTTTCTCTATCAGCAAATTTAGGCAAGAAAAGAGATAGACAATTTAATTCAATGATCGGCAGTGCGACTAATACAATACCCGTAAGGGGAATACGTCCGCCTGATTTTTGGCAGGTTTTGAGCTGCCGATCACCCTAATTTTATTTAGGGCAATCCATCAAAAGGAAACCAAAAAATGACAACTCAAATTCAAACTATCAATTTCCACAATCAACTACTTTCCACTTTTGAACACAACAGTATTTACTATGTTGCAATGAAACCAATCTGCGAGAATATTGGCTTAAATTGGGATGGGCAACGTCAACGTATTCAACGTGATGAGGTGTTAAGTCAAGGTACGGTTATCATAACCGCACCTACGAATAGTGGTGATCAACAAATGCTTTGTCTTCCAATTGATTACTTAAATGGATGGTTATTCGGAATTGATGTAAAACGTGTTAAACCTGAAATCCGAGATTTATTGATTACATACAAAAAAGAGTGTTACAAAGCTTTATCAGATTACTGGATGAAGGGCAAAGCAGAAAGAAAAACCACCACAGACGAAAGAACAGGACTAAGACAAGCAGTGAGTCAATTAGTCAGTAAGAAGGGTTTAATCTATTCAGATGCCTACTCACTTATTCACCAACGCTTTAATGTGCAACATATTGATGAACTGACAGCAGAACAAATTCCAATGGCGGTTGAGTATATTCATAAGATCGTTTTAGAAGGTGAACTGATAACAGATACATCGTCGAAGACACATGGAATTTTACTTGATGAAGAAGCATTTTATGTTGTTGCAAAAGCAATAGCTAAATTAAATGAATCTACATTTGAGTGGGAAAAAATGATGGATTTGTTTTCAGAACTTGAAAGCCACAGAAACTATAAGACAGCATTTAATCTCGGTGTTGCTAGTTATAATCTTGCACAAAGTTCAGAGAAAATCATCATGAAAAATCTAGTGCAGATGAGAAATAAAGTATGGAAAAAAAAGATTGAAGACTTTATTTTTTCTAACCCACATCTACAAAATCATACAGAAAATAAACTAGTTCACTACTTACGTTAA